GTTAAAATTCCTAATGCTCCGCGATAATTAATCAACATTCCACGGCTTTCGAATGCACCAATTATATTACTTATTGGTGCTGCCATTCCCGGAATCTTACTTCCCGGGAATGTTAAATGCGTGAAACTTGGAGTAAAGTCACGCACTATAATTAATTCATCAAGATTAAAAACTACTGACCGGCCATTGAATCTTATTGCTATCTTAGTTAAAGCTACACCACCTTCCCTAGTAAAAAGTTCTTCGGTGAATTGCCAATCAATCCAAGAAGCCGGTATATTCCAAAGCGAACGTGTATCCGGGAATCCATAAGGTTTTACCGGTAATATAATATTGAACCCGAATAATTGAAGAAAGATATACCCTTGTGCTTCAAATTGATTTCCTGTCTGCAAGGGATTTGGATTCAACATTAATTTTTTGATATCCAATGCTTGCTTACTGGTAGACTCTGCACCCTTATTATCCAAGATCATTGTCTGACCATTAATAAACGCTTGGGCCTTGCGATTGATGATTGCTGCAAGGGGAGGACATTTACAATATGCTTCTACGCAAGAGGCATAATTTTCGTACTTAAAGTAAGTATAATCACCGCCCATCATCTCGAACATCCATCCGTCTTGTCCGTCTGGAGTAGTGTAATTTGCAGGATCTATTGGGATTGGGCCAGGAGGATAAATAGGGGAGAGGCCACCGCTCCCGAGCAGAGACTTAGCAGCTGCCCGAAAATTACCATACGCAAGTTCCTTAAAGAAGCCGTTGGCCATGCTATGTATGTAAAAAGAGGATCGTTAAAATGACGATCCTCGACGGGGATTCTAAAAGATTTTATTGTTTTAAAGTTTTACGGTTTTACTTTTTTACCGTCTTACTTTGTGTTTGTTGGACTCCGCTCTTGGCGAGGTTTTGCGCTAATTTCATTCATCGTTCCACATCTACACCGGATTTGAATTTTTCCGTCAATTAGGTTTAATTTTGCGAGCAATTTTCCGCAGCTAATACATAACCACTTTCGAAGCTCTGTGGCTTTCTCCATACTAAAATAGGTTATTATTTTGAATAACAAAATTTTTCTTAGTGAAATTTATATTTATCTACGTGACGAGTCATTAAGTATTGATAGTTTGTATGATTTAATTCTCGTCCAGTTCTTAGATAGATATTTATTTCATCTGCTTGTAGATCCAACATTTCCATAATGTAGATATTAGAACTACTTACAACGTGTATCTTAGCGGCACGTTCAAACATTAAAGACCAATCAAATAAACTAAAACCTTCAATCTGTTTTACGAATACACGCTTCATACCGTTAGCAACTTCTGGGATTTCACCATTGCGTTGGTCAAAAGAACCACCACCGAACGACATGGATATAAGATTATATTTATCGTTTTCATTTAGCCCGTGTATCTCCATTAATTCACGTTCTTTGAATACGTCACGTTTCCACAATGCATGTTCACGCCATTTAGTCCAGTCCAAGCCATACATATCATATTTAGCACGCATGACTCTATCGTATCTTACACCTTCGAATTCCATAGACCGGTGGATCGGCGCCATCAGAGAATGCAATAGGTCGTATTTGACTTGGGCAACGTTATGTCGATCCGGACTAAGGTACATATTCTCGTCTAACCAATAAACATCCGGATATGCACGTTGCAAATCCATTAGATAATGTCTAACGACCGGCCAATAAACTTTATATCCACCATCAATATAATGATGTGCAATCCCTTGCGAGAAGATACAATCACCCAATCCGAACGGTTGCCAAATTATAACGCTCTTACCGGCTTTATTAACTATTGGTTGCCCTTTGGCTTCTGGAAAATCCAGAGTGTCGCCAAATAAAGAGTTCTTAAAGTCCATATATTTTATTTATATATTCCGTATGTGCTATCCCAAGTAAAATAGGAAGTGGAATCAATTCTAAATGGTCTAATATCAATATCTGATCTATCTGGAATAAATACTGTTCTGCCGGTAACCCAAATTGAATCTTTGTTCCCCCAAATAGATCGTTCATGGGCAATAATTATAGTTGCCTTATCTGACACTTCTATTGTGTCTCGACCGATCATAATTATTCGATGTTTGATTTTAGTTTGTTTAGAATCAATAGCAATTACAACAGTTACAATTGCAGCAATTATCCAACAAACTATTGCAGCAACAATAAGATTATCTTTCATATAAATTGTTTTACAAAATCTTTCCCATGGAACCCAAATTGGCCGCTCCATTCTCTTTCGCCTTTATTAATACCATAGCCTTCATACGAAAACTGACCGGCAACGTTCTCGTTGGCGAACTTAATATAGTACAGCGCTTCCAAATAAACACGCCACGTGCGACATATGTTGTGGTCTTCAGCAAGATTATTTATTAACGAGTCGTTCATCAGTTGCATACGATTATCACTCCATAATATTTCACACAATCGCTGACTGCGCAACGAGAATCCACCGTTACCTACTCTATGAAAGTCTTTATAATGATACCAAATTGCACCAATGTAATCGTTAGCTAACCATTCCGGCTTCCATGCCAATGGACGAACAACCCATCCGTCCGGTTGTACAGTCAAGATATGCGATGTATCAAATACAGTGTACAACTTCTTAAACATGAACTGATTGTAGTCTTCGATTGTTTTGAACTTATCCATCAACACAACCTTTGCAAATTTTATTTGCTTGCAACTACGCTTAATTGCGTCTTCACAATCAACACCAAACAATGTAACGTCAGGCAACGTAAGAGGCACAAAATTATCGGCTGTATCTGGCATCTCTTTTCCACCTCCGTGTCCCATGCTAGACACTAGACCTATATGCTCGACAACGCTTTCTTTCAAACAATACACGCCACCTAATGCCTTGCTCATCTCATGATCCCAATTACCTTCAGGCTCGCAAAGTTTAGGACGAATGTATTGTTCATAATCTTTGCGATTGAACATTAAGTTAATGCCGCCAACACTCTGCTTGAAATATAGTAGGTTGGATTCCTTAAGCACATGATGTCGTTCCGTTCCGTTGCTATTTCTAGTTGTACTATGAAAGCCGGTAATTACACTAAGGCATTCTTGATAGCCTTCCAGCAAGCGATCTACAAAATCATTGCGAACAATAGCGTCTCCATCCAAGTTAATAATTAAATCGTATCCTTGGCCGAATAGATAATCGCATCCATACATCAAGGAATTTTTTATCCCCTTGCCGGTTGCAAACTTTTCTAACTTGCGAATCTTCGGTTGCAATGTATTCGCTTGATCCAATATTTGCGGAACCATATAATCGGTGGAAAAATCATCTACAACCACTATTGTATCCAACTTGCTGGTATCGGCCCGCATCACTGATTTAAGACACTCCAGTAAATATTCCGGCCGGTTGAACGTAGTTATTAACATTGCTATTTTCATTCTGCACCTTTTATTATTACATATTGACCTACAAACTCATTTCGTGCTAATCTTAATTCACCAGACCAATCAATTGATTCACCATGTACTGCAACCCAAGCGTCTATCGCTTGCTTAGCTCCCGGAGTAGTATCAAACCCATAATCATCGAACAACATTATACCACCAGGAATCAATCTTGGATAAAAGAAATCTAATGCATCGCACACTGACCTGAACATATCAACATCTACATGCACAAAACTGAACGTCTCTTCCATGATTGAACGAAAAACATTAGGCGAATAGCCTTGCAGTATGTTTACATTAATGTAACGATCAAAAAAATACCGTACAATGTTTTTATAATCTACGCTTGTTAACGCAAAATCACCTTTCTTATGTGTATCGTATTGCGTCGGTTCTGGTAAGCCGGTAAAGCTATCTATGCCATAAATTTTACGATCGGGGTTCATCTTAGCAAGCATCTCCAGCGATCCACCTTTGAATACACCAAACTCCGCCCAAGCTCCCGGCATTTCGTGGCACCACCTACTGTAAATAATTAAGTTGCCCAATCGTTGAGCACTTAAACCGGTATGCAAATCTGTTAAGCCGTAACTCATTCTTCTTTATCTTTAGAATCACCAACAGTAACAGCCATTAGGGCAGCAAATATTAAATACCACCACCAATGTTCGCTGCCAGCAAGCAATGTGATTGCTGATATTATCAAAGAAACGATTGTTACAATATTAGCAAGAAGTAGTTTCATATCTTTTCTGCCACAACATAGAATGAATTATTAAGGTCAAACCCTTTAGTTACAAATATCTTAGTCCAGCATCCACGATCTTTTAGGTAGCTACGGATAATATAAGGGTTGAGTGAGTGTATATGCTTACGATTATTCCACGGACGCCAATATCTTTGTGCAGGATGAGGAAGATAAAGAAATAATATACCGGCTTTCTTAATTTTAGTTGCCCAATAGTCGAGAGCACCTACCCAATCATTCAAGTGTTCTAAACAATGAGAACTAAAAATGTAATCAACTACAGTCGGTGGTAGATTGTATGCATCAAAACGCTTGTCTATCAATGGATCTATCGGCATTGCATGCGGCAATTTCCATTCCATACGGTTACAACCAATATCATATCCATGTTGATATTCGCGTCCTATTCCAATAGCGTTGGCAAACGGGAACGCAAATTGCGCTGCAAATCCTTGAGACTGGAACAGTGGATATATATCCTTGTCCCACCCAATTATTTCAATAGGCATTAGTTTTCAAATTTACTCTTATCTGGGAACCGGCTTCTTAGCCAATTTTGTACACCATATTTGAATCCATCTCCAGCAGTAGTGAAGTATCTACGTCCTGCTGTTATAATTTTATCCGCTTGATCGTCATTGATATGTGCATTGATTCTTAGTCCACAATAATATTCACCTTCTGTCCCGCACTTAACTGCATATACGGTCTTGATATCGTATCCTCCAGGTGTAGACCAATTAATTCCTTGCGTCATGTAAGTATGAAATGCAGCTGGTAGAATAATATACGGGCCACCGGTATTGTAGTTGTTTATCTTTACGTCCGGAAACAGGCTCCTGGTGTTATTTTCGACCAGATTGCCGGACATCCACACTCTCCCTTTATGATAGTTAGGTATAATCTCTGCATCCATTGGCGCAAGCGTATAAGTCCCCAAAGGACACATTATAACTCCACGCTTGCTTACACGCTCATCGGCGCACGCTTTAAGTATTTTATTGACGAGATTACGATTCTCGAATTTAGGGTCATCGTAGATGTTAGCGAAACTTATGAAGGTCGTTTCACTAGGATTCAATTGCAGACGAGGTTTGTCTCCTATTACAAACACTTTACCTAGTCCAGCAATGTTTTTGCTTAGCGACCTGAGTGTATAGAGAAGTTCAGAGTCGGCGCTCTCACTTTGTGAGAACGGAATAATGCAATCCATAAAGTTAGTGAGATTTGCTGTACATATAGGATTCGAACCTATGACCTTCGGTGCATGTAAGCAGCGACGCTCTAGACCGGACTTGAGCTAATGTACAGGCCGTTGCTATTCGCAGCACCCAGACTGAGTTTTAGGTTCTCCCAACTCCTCAGCGGCATGCGAGAGTTTAGCAATATACTTAAAGATCTTGATTGAAAAGCAAGCATACTTTCACCGGTATGCTAGCGGATCAAGGATTAAACAAATCCTTTTTCATCTTTTGCATCAGCCGCACCATCAGTCGCATCAGTGAGACCGGCAACTTCACGACCTGCGAAGATTTCTCCCATGACGAAATCGTATCTCTTGTGCAGGATTGCAGACAGAGCATCATAATCTTCTTTCGGCAAACCGAGTTTTTCTACGAACCTGCCGACGATATTGAAAGGACGGCTGGCTTTGAGTTGTTTCTTACGGAGCGACTTGGCATCAAACTTTGATTCGAGTTTCATAACATTGTTTTTAAAAATGAATTAATAATTATAAAGCAAAGGTAAATCAATTTTACATCCATACAAAGTATTTCAAGAACTATTTTAAAAATTAAGTAGTTTTACTTTCAGAGAACTGGATTATGAACTCATACTCTGTCCCCAGAATATTCCTCATTACATCTGCATCATCTGCATTCTGTTCTTTGAGTTCACGTAAGAGAGTCATCATCTCGTCTGGACCGCATCCTCTGTGTACTACACCTGCTATTGCTACACCCCAAAAGCTTCCATGACTTATAAGTGACAAGCTACGAGCAAGAGCGTAGAGTCTTTTCACTTCTGGAGACACATACACCGGCCTCCGCACGTGATAATGCTGTTCGTACCATTCATTGAATATCATCATAATGTAGAGAGTTTACTTAGTTTTCAAAATCCATATCTCGCACGACCCAGTCGTCGTCGTCACCGTTACGCCACTCTTCTGTATCTTCCGTGCCATATAACGATACACGGTATTCCCAAGGACGACTCTGTTCATCGATCCACAGGAGAGCATCTATTTGCGTCTCAGATTCGAAGACGACATCATTGTCGAGATTTAGAACGTAGAACATAGTTATAGAATTTCTTTAATTAAATCAGTACAGAATTCTCTGAGTCCATCGTCTTCTGGACTATGAGCAACATCTACAACAGCAATTACCATATCATCTTCTTCTATTGCGATGATTGTAGCTTTTTCTTCCGGCTGGCCTTCAAATTCCATAAGAAGGACCCTAGAACCGACTTTTAGATTTTCCAGATTTGGCATAATTAACGATTTTAGATACCAAAGGTACGTCACAAATCTGCAACTACAAAATAAATCCTCAACTATTTTTAATTTTAAGCCGGTTTCTTAGCAGCCCAAATTAACGCTATAATCCATCCTATTATTGTCCAACCTAGCAATAGATTCAGGAGCATAATTTGGTTACTATCGCGTTTTCTACCGGCCACGATCGTGGGTACAAAATAAACCAGCACCACGACGATCGCGATGATCGTGTCTTTTATCACTGTTTAAATTTTTCTACAATTCTTGCGCACTCTGGACCGATTCCGCTCTCGATACTTTCCGGAACAGTCAGTTTGCGTCCGCACCTACAACACCTGCCCTCGTGCCAGATTTCTAACTTGGGCAGCGTGATACCGTTAGCAAGCAAACCATTGAACACTTTAGAGAAAGCTACAACACCAGGAGCATCCGCACCAATCTTGCTCTTCTTTCCGTGGACAAAGTAATACTTGCTGGTTTCTTGATTGAGTCGGATGTGCCCAATATAGCTGTAATCGCTATTATTGTCCGATCCTGTGAGCAGTCCCACGAACCATATAGAAGCAGTCTCCTGTTTCTGGTCTTCGGGGATCCCCACGCGATACGTAAATCGTACACCGGTTTCCGCATTCTTCAAAGTGAAATAGGCATGACCGCCCATTACGAATTCGAGGTGGCGAGCCGGTTCAAGTTTTTTACACATAGTTCAGAAATTTTTTACCTCCAATGCCGGATCCATTTACGGTATCCGGCTTCCAACAGGAGGCGTCGTTTATTTCTTAATATAGAAATGCGTAGGACAAATATACATAATCTCAGACATCTTAACTGATTTCACAGCACCAATAGACTCTCCATCATCGTTATACGGCTTAGCAACAGTAACGGTTCCATCTTCTCTGAACCATACGGGATAAGCGGAAAATACATTGTCTTCGAATTTCTGTGACTTCATTCGAATTACGAAACCATTTTGCTTTTTCATTTTCGAGTTTTTAGAGGTTTTATTTTTCGTTCCTTTCATAAAGCAAAGTTACGTCACGATTCGACACCTACAAAGCATTTATCCAAGTTTTTTAAAAATCACGTAAAAGTACTTTATATTATGCTTTTTTACTATATGATCCTAGCTTAACTTCTTGTGATCCCTGCTTCCGCCTACACCTTTATTAATGGGCATGTTCTTACCGGCTTCCTGTCCTGCACGGAAACCACTCATGTCGTTCGGTGTTAGGGTTCTTTGATTAACCATCCTCACATGCGGATGCTTGTCTTTAAAGAAACGCTGAGCTAATGCTCTCTTATCAACAACCATCAACGCCATACTATTATTGGTGTTAACGATAATCCTTTCTGCATCACGCAAGCGTTCGCAGATTGCATCCACACAACCGACGAAGAATGAGAAGCGGAATTTGTTCTTATTAACTTTCTCTTCTTTATTGCCGAAGTGTTTCTGTTTAAACCACGCAGCTTCATACGAGATGAAAATCTTAGCAACTAACTGATCCAGCATGTACAAGCATACGGCTACATTGTGCTTTTCCCCGAGGATTTGATACTTGCGTCCTTTACTAAGACTCAAGTAAAGATGCTTACAAAGACACGAGTAAGCCGTCCATTTAACTAACTTGTACATCCACTCTTCTGTTGCTTCAACTTCTTCCTGCAACATTTGAGCTTTCTGTCTGATGCCATGTTCTGTTACAGTGGCTTCATCCAGATTGTACTTTAGTAACATTGCTTGATACTTGGCAGCGGCATTTGCAGCTTCTTCGCTACCTCCGGCAGCCATCCCTTCTGCCATATTTTTGAGCTTGTTGAGTTTACTCAGCAAGTCCTCTGGAATGTGTTGATTATTTTCCATGTAAGTTCAGAATTTACTATTTGTTATGTTCTGCGAATACGTGATCTAAAGCATATTGACGAGCAGCGATAGAATCAGAACGATTCAACGCTTCTTCCAAGATTGCACGACACTGGTAGATGATCTTCTGTTCTTCTTTCGTGATGAACTGTTCGCCGATCCAGCTCATATCTACGATCGCGTGACGAGCGATGTCGATCTTCATGTGAGCTTCTGCGAAGTTACGAGAGATAGTAATAGCGTCGGCAACTTGAGTGTACCGGCCATCTTTTACAGCAGCAGTGATTTGTTCGTTTGTCATGATTATTAAAGTTTAGAGATTGCTAATTCGATGTTGTAGGGTTCGCCGGTAACGTTAGTGTTAACATACACCAGACCAGGAATAGAAGCCAGTTCGCGAATGAAGCTACCAGAAACAGTTCCGGTAAGATTAGCCTTAGCGATCGACACATAATACATTCCTTCTTTTTCAACTATTTCGTGAACTTTGACGCAACCAAGTGATCTCCTAAGGGATTCACCAAGTTCGCTTAATTTTAGCTTTTTCATTTTTCGTAATTTTAATACTACGAAGTTAAGTCAAAATTCCTCTCCCGCAAAATAAATTTTGGATTCCTGAGAAGATCGCGTAGAAATACTCGATATTAAGAATTCCTGTAATACGTGCTTCCGGGACGTAAACGGTTCCCCAATACTGGGATTACAAACCGGACACAAGCACTTGCTGTTCTTTTTATTCTTTAATTTGCGTTCCAAATCCCGATCCCCTTCTGGCCATACCCTAACTACACTCCATTCAATCCCATGTTGCTTCAACACTTGCAATAGCCTTGCACCGTCGCCACGCTTGTGTCTCTGCAAGCGTGTTTCTAATTTACCACCGGCAAAACCTAAGTAATGTCGAGCATGCCGGTAAGGTTTGTCAAAGTGAATGAGGTAGATCATTAGTTTATTTGTTTAACCCAATCCTCTATATCATTTCCCCACTGGATAAGAGCATGGGCAATATTTACTTCATACTCTTTTGCACCACGTGGCTTTGTTAGACCCAACGCATCGTGTCTACCTATTTTATAATATCCCATTCTAACAGGGATTTCATCTGTTGATGGCGGCACCCAAGATGCCTCAGATTTGCCAATTGCTTTGTCCATCCAAAGGACAAGTTCTGCTGTTGTCATGATGTTACAATTTTTACATTATTAGTTTCTATCAACTCAGGGGTGCGGAACACCGGTGCCTTATCCCAATTGACTGTTCCTTTTTTATTGCACCGGATCCAGACGTTAGTTAAGTGCTCATGCAAGTGGAATCCGTAGGTCGGCCATCCATGTGCTTTCAGTTGAGCGATTGTTACCGATTTGACGTAGAGGGTTCTCATATATTACCTCCATTCACTATTGCATCCCATATTGCGGGAGCCCTAAACAATTGATCAATCTGATGTATTCTCGCCGGCTTAGTCCCGTACACTGGATACTTCATACGTTTGGCGATTGCATTAATTTCCTTTAATGTTTTCTTCTGCAAGCGTTCCTTGATTGTTGGCTTCTGGTTCATATCGCCTCCAGTCTTTCTTTTTCCTTGACGTAGATAGCTTTCTCGATCAAACCCATGTTCCAGTTTTCTTCCAAATTTTCCAATCTTCCTTTCTTATCCATAATCATATCCCATGCCCGGACTATTGCACTTACACGTTTCGTTAGAAAGTAGTCCTTCTTATCGCTTGGGATATACCGGCTTTCTAGATCAACATTCAACGTCTTAGTAAGATCGTTGACTAGGTTCTCGTCCATGCCTAACTTCAATAGTTGGCGCTGGAGTTCAGTGATTAGTAGTTCCATGTGTTTTATTTTAATCTTTGATAGTACACTAAATTTGTATCTTTAATCGTAACGAATCCAACCCCAATTCCAAACTCGTGCGATTCGTCCTCGTGTATGATGTGCAACTCAAATCCTGGTTCAACTACAATGATCTTATCAGCCGGTTTGATTTCCTTGCCTTCCAATAATGGACCGAAATTGCTTACACGTTTTACCAAGCCGGTAGACAAAATTTGCCTTACTGTTGTGTGATCATTTGGTTGATACACTTGACCGTTCTTATAGACTCTCATTTTAGTAGATTTTATATCCTTTGAAATATTCTTTACCCTTAGCAAACTCGTACACCTTAGTTGGATGCATATCCTTGAGCAAGTCCAACACATCCTGAACCTGATAATCGCCGGTTACTTCCATTGTATCGCCGACGAACTTGATTCCGTATCCTTTGGGAGCAGCAACCAGAATTTGGGTTGCTTTGAGCATCGACAGTTTAGTTTCTGGAATAAGCTTCATAACTTCAGTTTAATTCGAGTGAGTAAATAGTGTCCACCAAAATCTCGAACCGACATTCTTCAACACTTTCCAAATCTGCGGAACATACAAGTCCGCCATCTACATCGGCCCAACCGGCTCTTGTTATCGCTTCTTCGTGAATTGCGAAGGGGATTTCGATTTTAGTATTCTTTTTCATAAGGCAAAGTTACGTCCTAAAACACTCCATACAAAATAATTCGATATGAATTTTAAAAAAAGCGTAAAACTACGTGTATATATTAGTATTTTTTGATATATTTGCCCAGGAGTCCAGCACCGGATTATTTCCCGGCTTGTAGTTTACTATTACCACCGCTAACAGGATGTTAGCAGAGCAGCCAAAACAATCCGATTTTACGCTGCTTGGGCCATTAAAAAAGTATCGGTGTAGATTGCATAACGGGTTGCGTCGCAAAGATGATCCCATCCGACATCGTCCGGTTTGTTTAACATTATTAACTTACCGGTGATCATGTCGTCTCCTTCAAGGAATCTATAAGTCGTCAATTCTTTTTCGAAGTTGCTCATAGACGGATCAATCTCGCACTTGCTATTACTAAAATACCAAACTTCTTTCTCCCTAACTTTAGCAATACCGGCTTTAACACTGCCGGGACCTTTGATTGCTGGATACACTGGAAGACCACGCATCCGCAATTGATTAATCATATCGGGATCCGCTTCACTATACAACATATGATCTTCAGTGAATCCATTCGCATACAATACTTCCCAGATCTCCTCGTCAGACATTCCAGGTTTGTATGCGCATTCTTTAACAAAGTAAACGTCTCCCCTAATAATTATCATTACTATTGCAGTGGGATCATTAGTGTAACCATAGTCAATTCCCCAAATGATCCTATCAGTAGGCAACACCTCAATCCATTTAGGCATCTTCTTGAAATGACCGAAGATCAATCCACGTACATTACCGGTCATGCCTCTACTGTACACCGCAAACATATCTTTATCCGAGATCTTCTCATAACGTTCGTGTTCCCTTGCAGTGAGAAACGGATTATGTTGATGCCATGTCCTATAGAACTGCACATAGCCTTTGTATTGTTCATCTTGGCTATCACCTGGAATCACTTTATCATGTACCCAGAAACGTGATGTAGGATTGTAGTCTACAATGGTCTGAACACGGGTCTTACGTTGTAACTGCCAGAACATCATAAACGGGAAACCATTAACTTCATTCATGAATAAGAAATCCCTTTCACTACCTCGTGCATCCTGCTCATCTCTGAAGCTTTTGAATTCCAATTGGCCACCTAACTTCCAATGATACGTGTTTGTTGATGCATTGAACTTCTTAACATAGCGTGCAATGTCTTTATCGCAAAGTACATAACGTTCAAAGTCCCTCATTGGGCCACCTTTTAAGTTGGGCAAATCCACACCAGTCACGGTCGTTAGTATCTTACCGGGAATAGTCATGTGATTAATAGCAAGCTTCTGTAGGGAGCTGATCGTCTTCGTGCTATCCCCTCCGCCTTGCAAGACTATGATTTCCTTCTTACATTGAAGTAACTTAGGCAGTAAACATGAGTATTTCATTCTATGAACATTACGATTAATACAAACATTTCAATGAAGCAAAATATAAATGCAGCAACCAATATACGACCCAAGCTAAATGTAGGCAACATAATTATATAACACAAGCATGCGACAAGGAATGTTAAGAATAAGAACGTCACGAGTCTATATATTTTGAATTTCATTTCACATCTTTTAACCGGCTATACACCGGAGTTAAGTGGTATTGGTTTTGCGTCTCGTCGTATTTAAAATCAATGTGATCAAAATACCATCCCGGATTAGCCCTAATGTACTGTTCAATGGTATCTCGAAGTTGCTTCTTAACCAACATAGCATAATCATCAATTATTAAATCAGCTTTGGCGAGACGCTTCATCTCTTCAATCTGTGTGATCATAGCGGATAAACATTTAATGTTCCACCCTTAATAAATGAACGTTTGCTCTTACATGAAGTAAACGACACTTGCTTTTTACTGGTTTGTTCAGCATCTTTACGATACAATGCAGCTTTGGGCCGTTTGCTAATGGTGAACATCTGATTGTCCTTTAAGGACTGTAGTTTGACTGGTTTCATAATCTTACGTTTTATTTTAATTATGGATTTAAGAATACGATATACTTTATTTGCAGCCTCGTTGATCTCAACAATAAACAATGCTTGATGATCATGCATATTACTTCTTTTTAGAATTAATAATCGCTAGCACTATAATAAACACTAGCACAATGAGTTCATATTTAATTGGTTCATCCATTAAGATCGAATCTTATTATGAATGGAACTACGTTTTGAAATGCATAAAATTGTGGACAGATATATTTATCTTCAGTTGTAACTTCTTCCCTCTGTACACGAAACGTTATACAACCGTCTCTATGCCTCCTCACAACTTCAACTCTATCCCATGCATTCAGCATCATGTCCTTAAAGTAGTCTTCATTTAATAGGCACGGAGCTACTTTCAGAAGTGCCATTGTCGTCAATTTTAAAGTTATCTAATGGGGTTTCGCTCTCTTCGACTTCGGGAGGACGTTCTTCATCGTCTCTACTGTTTCCCAACGGATTGATATTTATAATAGCAGGCCGGATATCTTCGACATCTTCGATCTCTTTAACTTTACCGTATGCCTGATCGATTGCTAATACAGCACTCCCTGTATCGTTGATTTGAATTGCTTTAACTACTTGTTTCATATACACAAGCAATTCAACTGTTACACTGCCTTCAGGAATACCAAAATATTTTGCAGCAGCAATCCTCACTCTAGCGAGTTGATCATATGTCTCACCGGTTCTTGGGTCAGTAACCCAATTCGTACCATTGGCCGGCAGCTGCATCAGTGCTTTAAAGAGTCTTCTTCCTTTCCTTTTGTTAATATTAGTGGCATTCTGCTTCCGCCGACTATCCTCATCTGGCTGATAATCACTGGTAAATCTCCCATCCGCTGGAATAATCCTATTATCCGTCGGTTTTCCGTTATCAACAACCGGATCAGTAAACTCCGGAGGTTTGAATTCCATTTGAATATTTTTTAATGATTTGATTGAATTGATCTTCGTCGCGAATGATTTCGTATTCGCATCCGAATGACCGTACCATTTTTTCGAATGTTTCCTGTTCTGGTTCCTGTTTCCTATTATCAATTTTATATTCTAACCAGACCATCTTTCCAATAGGGCTGAAGAATAACTGATCACTTGGCCCACGTTCCAAACCCAATGATTTCAATATTGCACCCATTCTAGCATTGGGTGGATTGTTATAAATTAAGATCAAACGCTTCTTATCAAATTCCATTTCACATGCGTTCTTATATGATCGCGTACAAAGCGATTGAAGATGTGCTTCAGATTTGTATTTTTGAGTTTGCATACTAATTACCAAAGTCTTCATTTGGTTACTAAATCTATTTTGAACTTTTAGTAACCCCTAACTTATTGGTTTTCAATATAGTTACGGAGGTTCGGCTCGCCGGTTACTAAAAATTTTCCTATTAAATGTTACTAAATATTTTAAATAAATAATTGGGTACACGTAACGAGCTCGTCAGGATCTCGGATTGGTTTCTTATCCGGGATTTTTTTTATCATCTTTATATATTTTATTAACTTCATTTTTATTTATTTACCTCATACGGTATAATAGCTAATTTTTAGTATTTTTGGTAACCAAGTTATAATTAATTAAAAATCAATTACTTATCGGTTACCAAAAATTAATTTACAGTTAGTAACCGTTGGTAACTTAGTAACCGGCCATTCAAAATGGAGCACCAAATAATCTACACTTCATTTGGATACCATTTTCTTTCTTATTGAAATTTGGATTATAATGTAACCCAAAATGATCTGCATATGCTTGGATTGCACGATTTATTTTAAAACTACTTGGCTGATAAGTTTTGCTTATTCCTCGTTCTTCATAATAAACCGTTAATTGATTCTTGAATTCGTCATTTTTAACAACCTTCATATCTAACCATATATTCCAGTGCTCATCAATAAGAGTCATAATAGTAGTTCCGTAGCTATGTTCCATCTGTTTGCGCCATCCACTTTCTGTTAATTTGTTTTCCGGTATCTTTAATTCATTTTTAAGCCAAGCCTGTACAGCATTTATGATTGTAGTATCGTAACCGGCCCAATCTTCTTCGGTCCAACCATGAGGAAAATATATTCCATATTCAATATCTACGCCACCAACTCTAGTAAAATAATCAGTAAACTCTAAAGGCCTCACTCTTCTATTAAGACCACCGTCATTAATTTCATAGCTGTAGTTTGTTAACACTACGAACTTTGGCATACGTCGCGTTGGCACCATTGTTTGATTTTTAAATAATTTTTTAAGTTTACCATCATTAGTAGATGGATCCTTTAATTGAACAAAATTAAATTGTTGGTCAACATCACTAATAACATACACACGTTCGCCGTTCCATATCTGCAACGCTTTCTCGTCATATTCCCATCCAGACCCATTAGTAGTTAGCACTGTAGTTGTTAGCCTAAGTAGATTGCAAAACAGATTCTTACCACTTCCGCCACCATGCCTTGGGTCTTCACATTGTTCAACCAATACCGGTATAAATCCAGTTGTTTCGTCCCTATAATTATGCGATAGATAACCCAGCAAGCAATCTATATATTTTGGTTTCTGATCATACTCTATAGCTTTATTAAGGAAATCAACATACCGGCCTCCATCACCTATCCTAAGCTTCCGTTTCTGTATCTGTGTGGCCCAAATTATATATCCTTGCATTTCACTATAATCATGCTCAGTATATCCATCTTTAGTTATCCGAATAAATACATCTTCATAAAACTTAAAACAAACATCACGTGTATCATTTAATATCATATCCTCGTTTAATAGTTCTAATCGAGACATACTAAAATTGCCGGCCTTCTGTACAAAACTTTCATAAGCGTTTGAAATTTCATAACGCAATAAACCTTCCTCCTTTATATATCCCTTCATTGTATCAAAGTAATAGCGATCTGTGACCGGATAAATTAGGTTATCTTTTAGCTGGACTACATCAGCTGTTGCTGCATCGTATCTAAACCCTAGTCCAGAGCTAACTTCATAAAGCCGTTCACGCTCAATCGCTATGCTGTCGCCCACCTCTTCCTGGGCGGTCCAAAAAATTCCATAAGGGTAAATACTATTTAACCGGCTTCGCCCAGCCTCGACAGCAGCTACACCCCCAGCGGAGAGGTTGGAAGGTACGGCCGAACCGGTTACAATAGCAGTGTTAACGATCTTCTGTTCTCGATCTGGTCTTATTTTTCCGTAACCCTTTTCGACTAATTTAGTGTAGGTTATCTTCTTATCACCGCCATGTTCTAGTGTAGAAAATACTGTAGCCGGTTGATAACATCGTTCGCTATCAAACTCTGTGTTTGTAGTAAAGAAATAATAGAGACGACGATCCTTCAAGAATGCTGCATGTATGCCGCCTCTCACAGTGCCGGGACGTGTGTACCATATGAATTGATTGTTCTGGTTATATATCTTCCATCCATGGGGCTGGAGTACTGTTTCGGCTTCGGCGGACAAATTAAAATCATCAAATGGATTGTGACCGGTAATATAATAATCGGTATCCGCTTTATTTGGACGTCCTCTGTTTTCTTCAGAGGGTTGTTTAATTTCATTGTATCCTTCACACAACGCTATGAGCATTGTACGTTCATCCCAAGTTAATATAGGAGGTTCCTTATCTTGCACCACCGTATATCCGCCACTTGGAGGCACTAGCACATATCCACCTTCGCCACGGGTTTCTAAAAAGTTTTTCACACGAGCCTGACCGGCTTTAATTTCATCTTCAGTGCTGTTCCTACTAGCGAGTTTTTTATTTCCAGGAATGGCTACATTTACTTTATAGATGATATGAAATCCGCCGGACGGACTGCGATGTATCCTCAACTTATTAAACAAGTCCGGGAATAGAGTACGAATGTCGTTAAACAAACTCGTTTCTATTCCCGGCTTATTCTTATTATCTATATCAATCACTTCTACATTACCACTAATTGCACCACAAATCATTGCAACAGCGGTCGTATAATTTTTATCCATGGCATTCCACAACTGCTGTACAGTAGCACGTTGATGTTGCCATTGCTTCCATCCACTATAAGGGCTCTTCGCTGGATGCCCAGTGTCTGCACGTTCGCGAACTGGAATAAGCGAGTAACCGTTAAAAATTAGTTTTTCAATTTCTGGCCATATACCGGCCAAACCACCACTCGGCTTTTCTGGCTGAGTGGGTTCTTCTTGAGGGTTGAATTCCACTTTGCGTGTTCTATTGGGGTTTGAAAAATCAGTTAGTTAGTCTGCCCTCTAACTATAACAATTATTCAATTAAACGTTACACTCTGATAATCGCTGTATCCACCAACCTTAAGATCAATATCAATTTGTTTTAAGAAGTAAACATGTGTTGGACGCTGTGCACTAATATCGTTAGTGTTCTTCTTGCAACTTGTAATAGCCGTAAGCACTATTAATACTGTAAACATTTTCCAGTTCTTCATACGTGTTGGCATTATATACATAACACAACCGAACATAATCATGCAGAATAATGTTAGCGGAAGATTGAATCCAAATTCATAAGAGTTCGCTGGTTTCAATAAATTAATTGCATAGCCATAATGTATAGGCAATGCACTGTTACCATCTAATGTACGAGTAAGTATTATTGCAATTGGGTGTAAGGTGTCAGACGTTTCATATAGTTCAAATTGCTTGTTATTGGTTTCTGTTAGTGTTGTCCAATTGAATTTAACTAAATGCTCGTCTTTAACATACTCGGCTTTGAAACTTTTTAAGCCGGTTACAGGTGTGACAGGACTGTTTGGATCAAGTTGTCCTTGGCTTGTCAAGAATAGCATCATAGATGCTAGTAATGCAAATGTTAGTTTTTTCATTTTCTTTTAATTTTTACATGTTTAATTGAATCGTTTTGTATATAAATCATATCGTATCCGGTGCTATCTTCAACAAGATCGAATTCGCGGAATCCGTTACCACCAGATGACGATCCTATTGGGATTGGTTTGGCTGTGTATTGTGCCAAAAATAATAATCCAAAAATTAGTAGAACAAAAATTAATGATATTGCTTCTCTCATTGTTTACGTCTTTGTATGGTGAATTTGGATTTGTTGTATGCTATTCCTTTGTCGTGGCCTTGTAAGAAAAAATCTTCATAGACCTCATGCCATAAATCTTCCTCCAATTCCTGTGCAACGATGGGAACGGCAAACAAAACATCTCCGCCACGATTGCAATGAATATCATCCGGCGGCTCAACATATCGTTTTTCAAGTTTGTAGTCTTTTCCTTCCTCTAATTCCTGCCCATCTTTCCAGTTGTTTTCGGAACAAGGAATAATCCTTAAAGAATCAATATGTTTTTGATAAGACCTTTTATCTTGTTCATATCGGGTGGCCTCTTTTGGATAAAATTTACCCTCATCCTGACCAAACCTATAATTCCATTTTTCCGGTTCTTTCATTTCCGGCTGCTCCCTCAATGTATTTGTTTTCTTATCGTACAATGCTGTCATAAAAACTTATTTTTTGTCCCTTGTAACTATTTATATCTTGCTTCATACGTTCAACCCACGCTTTTTTGTAATTCATTTCTAATGCAAATTGACTTAAAAAGCCGGGAGTCTCTTGCTCCATTCGTTTGGCTATCCTGATAGCATGTGTCTTCTTGTCTTTTAATTTAGCATAATCTGCTAATTCGTGCGGACTAAATGTACTCACATTCCGTTGTTCTATATTCTTTAAGCTATTTTCTACTTCTACCAGCATACCTTGTACCAATTTCATCTCTTCTTGCGTGTACATATATCCACAATTAGGGCATACCCTAGTAGATACGTTCATAAGGTAATGACACACGGGACATTCCTTGCTACCAGCTACACCTGCGTATGTCGATATCTTACGTTTTTCTGGTTTCCATAGTTCCGACCAATCGCGATCCATGTTCCATGCACCGAACCTGTTAAAATTAGCACCATAATCTAACACTGTAAAACTATTTTTCTTTTCCAAAGCATTTTCCCATGGCCGGCTTCCTCTTCCACATATTTGTAAATATAACGGCAAGCTTGTAGTCGCTCTCCACAACACAACTAAATCAATCATAGGGAAATCCCATCCAAGTGTTAAACTACTAACAGACACGCACACATCACAATCGCCTTCCGTAAACTTTTTCAATTCTTCTGCACCGTTTACTAGGGCACTATGATAGCGAGTAGCATTGTATCCATTTACTAAACATTCCCGATATACCTGCTCACAAAGTTCTATGGAAGCAACATATATAACGGTTTTACGTTTTTTGAATCTTGGCAGATCTTCAAACAAGCCATCGTACATTCTACGGCCACCGAAAGCTACGTCCTGCGAACGCTCAGTGAATTCCCCGTTCTTAGTTTCTAATTTACTAAGATCTGCACCGGTTCTAAGTAAGTGTTGGTAGTGAACCAGAAAACCATCCGCCTGAAGTTCTTTTATCTGTGGCCCATGTATAAGATGCTTATAAAGTCTTGGCAAGTGTTTTGCCCACCGGTAATGCGGAGTTGCGCTAAAACCCAATAACCATTTTGGTTTAATTGCTTCGACAACTGGAGTCATCGTGTTGCGATGGCACTCATCAACTATTACAACTGTCTGTTCACCAAGTTCGGCAAATTGTTCTACAATAGGTTCACGCCGATTAATCGTTTGCGTCATGGCAACATAGCATTGTCCCGGCAATATATGGAGCATCTTGATGGAACTAATAATAGGCCATCCATTACATTCCTTAACTAATTGTTCATGTATCTTCAAGCTATCTGATAACACTAATGGAGTCTTACCAACAGCCATTATGCGTTGTACCGTTTTATTAATAATGTGTGACTTACCGGCTCCGGTTGGAGCTTGAATAATAACATGGCCATAATCCCTTAGCGCATACGGGATTTCATTTTCAATAGCTTGTTGATATTTACGACTCTGTTTCATTAATTTAAAAATATCAAAATTGGAACAATGTTATTAGTGGTTATTATCCACACAATTTTTGTTACACCGGTATTGCTTCTTCTGAAATCAATAAACGCTCTCGTGTCATCAATTCCAACTTGTGTGCAAAAGCAATACGGAGATTCAGTTGTTATCATTTTTCTTCAAATTTACTAATGTATTTTTGCCAATCGGCTAACGTACCATAGTCTTCATAGTTTTTAGCTGGATCTTGTTTGAATACCTCGCCGGCATCAATTGCTTTTTGAATTACTTCTGCAACTGTTGTACACCCAGAACTATATTCCATAAACAATGAAGCATTCCTAAATCCATATCCACCAACATTCATGCTTGAACTAATTACTGCCCGTTCACGGATTTCTTTAATCGGTTGTCCGCGACTAAAACTTTTGTTTCGTGTTTCAGAATTAGTCTTATACATATCTATTGTTGCAACGCTATTTTCTGGCCTAACAGCATTACCGGCAAACTCCCAGTAATTATCGCAGTCTTTGATATAAAAATCTTCTCTTACACTAAATTGCTTATGTGCAGCCATAATAGTGTCAACAACACTAACAGTTTGTCTCTCTAGCAATTCAACCCATGCCACTATACCAACATGTTTCCCATGATTAATAAAATTGGTTATGCTGCCGTAACGATCATAGAATTCATCTTCTAAGAATATAAATAACACATTTTCGTCCTTACCGGCTATCCCCGTTACCGAATAAATTGGCAGCGGGATACCGATTGGATGTGTCAGGAATTGTTTTTTCAAGCCTTTAAATCTTGTGCTTTCGCCACAACATGGTACTATTATCATAACAGTGTGTTTATTTCTCGGTGTAACATTCTTGTCATTTGTTCATTTGCATACGGTAATATACGTAACAAATTCATGGCCTCGATTAATCTGGTATCAAAAGTGAAATGATGCTCTACATATTCTCTTAACATTTGAATTAATTTTAAATAATTTTCGCCAACATTAATCATAAATGCACTCCATCCCAATTTGTACTCTTGTTTTAGTTTAACGATATCTACAATAGGGGAATGGATGTAAGCAGGTGTAAAGTCAATCAGATAATCACCTGGACAAAGTATATTAACAAACGTAAAATCGCCATGATATTCGCCATAAGGTAAATAGAATCTTCCGTAGTCATCTAACGCAACTGCAACCTTTTCTGCTAATCTTATGGATTCAACGTCTTTAAGCCGGTTAATTATTTTTAAAATCTTACGCATAAAAGGTGCACGCCCAAAATCTACTTCGTGTTTTATATTATCGTTTATGAAAGATATACATTTACGAATAAACACTTCAGCGTCTTCAATCTTTTCAGAATAATATTGTGCTGCACTTAGTTTATTAACCAAATGCTCCATTTTAAAACCTTCTGGATTGATTGAATAAACATTTGGTGTACTAAAATATTTATTCAATTGGCCCCTGAATCTTCTTTGCATCAAAGCACTTTCCATCAAATTGTCTCCTTTCTTTAGGAGAACCAATTGTCCAAGGCACTGAAATCTTGCCCCTGAGTAGCCACCGGCTTTTTCAATAGCATCTCCGGATACTTGCTCTCCTTCTTTGTGTTTCTTTGGCATAAATCTGGATATGTGGTTGTTAAATATTCAACGCTTTCTTCTTCTATTCTATAACGCTGATCAGCTTCATCTTGCATGCCTCCCTTAGTCGTATAATTTTTTGTAATAGGGCACAGATAGTCAAGTCGCACAACGTTCCCGTATTTTTTATAATACAGTATTGTACGTTCATAATCTGTTTTGCTAAAGCAAGTTATCATAGGTGGATCTTCTTCCGCAATAAATCCAAACACGTTGGCAACAATAAACTTGAACCCAACTGCCACTCCGTCCTTCATAAAGAATGGATTAGAGTTACTGCTTATTCCCCAGAGTTTAGTTTTAGCAGCATCGCAAGCATTGAAAGCTATTGTAGCGTGCTTAACTAAATCCAGTTCTTCCTCAAGTTTATTATAGCCGGTAAGTTTTTTGATCATTGATATATCATCTTCCATTACCAATACTCTTTCACCGGGAGGGAACGCTTTAGCTATTGCATTAAATTTATCACGTACATTACTGAATTCTTTATCAATAATATTTACTAACGGTCCGCACAGACGACGATACTCTTCTGCTTGTTGTGTATTGCTTGTAAATAAAACAATATCTTGGTCTTTAATGCCGCATCTACGCAAATAATTTAAGCTAAGTTGCGTTATCAATTCACTACGTTTGTATGTTGGGATAGCTACTTTCATAAAAAACGATCTGTTACTGTTTGTTGATTGTTATGTAATTTGACGCACGTACCAACCGGCCAATCCTTTTTTTCATAAACTGAAATATGCTCTGGATAAGTTTCTACCAGATATTTGACTTCTTTTTCAAGTTCAGGGATACGTTCTTTCTTAGTTCCAAAACCACCAGTGCTTAATCTTTTACATATCGGCATTATCCACCGGTTTTCTAATGTTTTACCGAACTTCTTTATATTAAGTGTTGTGAAACAAATATCTTCTAAGCAATTCACGTTTTCGTCCCAACGAAGATCTGTTTTCTTAACTAAGAAACACTTTCCATCAACTACTACATTGTACATCCATTTATTTTTTCTGAACAATGGATTATCGAATCTAGAAAAGCCGATTAAATTGATACCTTCTTTTTCGGCCTTTGGTATTAATTCTATTATGAACCAAGTTACAAATTCATTGACACTAATCTTATGGTTAAACAATTGATCATAAAAATTACAGTTATCTGGTGTTATATCCAATTTATTAGTCTTATATTCAAGTACATCGTACGTTCCAAGCTGAGTAAATTCGGTAAGATCATCGTTTACAAATAATGCCCACTCGTCTTTCCACAATAAGCCCAAAGCAGCATTGCGTTGATTAGATAATCCGCGAGGATTGTTTGTTATCCAAACATTATCTGTTGGCAATAACGTTCCATGTTGCAAAAACTTTTCATAATCGTCTTGGCTATGAATTAAAACAGTAAAACCAACACCTTCTTTGCGGAACAAAGCAGGTGTAGTCATCGTACTGTAACGATTATATGCAAAGATAAAAATTTTCATTTTCTACTACGATAAATTGAAATTAATCCAAACACTATTGAACTCAAGAGCGATAAGAAGAACATACCGGTTACGAACCTCATGATACTAATGTATGTTATAAAGTTCCAACCAAGCGCAAGTGCGACTATCACTATAAACATTGTAAGAAATATTATCAAAAAGAATACTGAAATCCCAAACACTAGCAAATGCCAATCAGATGGGATAGTTTTTCTTTCATATTGGGCATCGTACAATGCACGCAGTTCTTCGTCAGTTAGTTCTCTTTTGATCATAACCTATAATTTTAAAAATCCGCCTTGTTCCATTTGTGTGTCTTTGAGTTCTTCCTTAGGTGACTTACATGTTACCATGTATTCACGATAGTACATTACGAAAGCTATTCGCAAGTCTTTTCCATCTTCACTTACATACATTCCTTTTTGTGGATTGCGTTCAGACTTGCTATATGGAGTAGGTGCCGGATTCCAATTCTTAAAGCCGGTGTTACCATGCCAACGATGCACGTCCACAAACAACATATCGCAGTTCTGCATATCCACTGCTACCCTATATTGTGGTAGACAAAAATAACTTCCGGTCCAAGTGCCTTCGCGATACACACTAAGATTTCCAAATCCACGTTGGAAGTCACCGGCATCTTTATGAACAGCTGTTTGAAAATTACGATTAACGGTTACAGTTGTAAATGTAGTATCCGCAATAACATAATTTTTATTTGTGCCTTGCACAATGTTACGTTGACGTGCATAATGTTCTGGACAAAGTTCTGCATACAATTTATCAACTGCTTGCACGAATGGAACTCCTTCCATAAAGCGTTCAAAATACCGGCTTGTGAATGCAGTCTTACGGCAATAATGAATCATTGCATTGTGATCCAAGTAACCTACTGCACCAGACTCCACAAAATTACCTACGGTTGTATTAGCCGTGCTTCCGTCTTTCCTGATACGTTTAAAGCTCCCACCAGAGGCCATTCCTCTGCCCTCAGTAAGCTCTACGCTACCTTTGAATGCGTCGGCACCGGCTTGTAAAACATCTCGAGGGATAACGTTCTTGCGAAACCTTAAAAGCATTTCGCCTTGCGTAGTGTATGCATCGGTATCCTCTGTTAAAAGAATATCAAAGTTATCCTCGGTTAAAAATTTTCCTTTCCATTTCTGTTCGCATTCTGCGTCAGTAATGTATTCTTTTAGAATTAATTTCTGCATTATTTTGCTTTTAATCTAATAATTAAAATCTTCCTAGGCCATCCAACCAATTGCCACACACCAGTACTTTGCCATCTTGCAGCAATATTATAAATAGGATGATATACAAGCCAGTTTTGACCATCTCTTGCTTCGGCTTCTTTATTATACATAAGCCAAAACTCACCATGTTTTTGCAATCCTATTCGCATATAAATTTAGCAATTGTTATCCAATAATTAATTTTGTTTTTCAATATTGGTGCGCAATGAATAATACGTCCTTGATGTACTATGAAACCAGCACACAAATAAGAAGTCGTCACTTGGTAGAGTCCATCTTTCATGCTTCTTCGTATATTAATCTTACATTCCTTTTTTCAGCTTCAGCCAAACACTCTTGAGCGTATTCATAATCTTCATCTGTAATAGCAATGTTGTAATGTTGATTGAGTGTTATATCATCCAAATCATCGAACACTGCTTCAAAAAATGAATGCTCGTCAATAAAACGTTGCATAAACAACTTACTTGTTTTGTATTTCCTTGTCATACTTCCTAAGTAAATAAAGATAAAGATTGCTAAGATTGCCGTCTTCTATATAAGTACTGGGCCAAATACGTTTCATGGCTTCTTTAGCCAGCCGTTTAAGCTCTGGAACATCATCGTTACTAAAGTAAAGTATCACTTGCTTTATCTCAGTACTGTCTTCTGGCGCATTGTTAACGCCATAATCTGGCTCCATTATATCACCGAATAGTTCGTTCATCGTTTGTCTAATATTTGTAATTGATGAAAATATTCATTTGCCTTGTCTTTCCACACTTCAATTTCATTTTCTAAACTAGCTATTTTCGCCTTCGCTTCATCTAGTTGTTCTTCTAGATTGCAATGCCCAGTTGTAAATACCTTACAAGTATTTGTAAGAGGATTATTTACTTGATCGTCTTCGTATGCCATTATTGAAAAAGTTTTAATTGTTCTAGTGGTTTTCTGCTTACTTCAAACTTGAGTGTGATTCTCTTTTTATCAAATTGCTCATTAATCCATCCACAAGTTTTATAAATTATATGTAAATCGAAATTTAATATCTTAAGATCTGTTATGAATTGCTCTATGTTATCATCGCTATTAATAGAGACAAACATATTGAATGTCCTAACGAAAAAGAACTCTTTTTCCTTGATAGTAGTTTCGCCTTCTCCAAGCACAAACCCATACGCACTATCTGGTAGCCTTACACGCATTATCCCATAGTTTTAGGAGCCAGTCCCATGAATACAAAAAATTCATCATCGCCGGTTACAATCAGATTATTGTGTGTTGTTTTACATTTCCAATTGTCATAGGGAATGGACTTCATCGGCCCAGCTAATAATTTGCTGTCGAAATTGAATTGATCCATTGCTCCTTTTATATCCATTGGCTTATGCGCCTCCCTATTATAACTTGCATCAATTAATTTTAAATCGACATGCGCATTATTAGTGGGCAAGAAACTACAATCGGCCATAGCACTTTCTGTTACCATGTTAGCCATATTGCAGAACTCAATTAATTCTTCTTTATCAATTGTAAACAATTTTTCGCTTGGCGTCAATACTTTATCATACACCTTTGCAACATCAATGCTGCTACCTTCTTGCATTGTGAATATGTAAATAATATTAGTCGCAAGGAAAAAATAGTGATTGTCTTTGTGTGCAAATTTTAGTTCTTCGATACCGGTTACAACATCGGCCATTTCATTATCTAATCTTATGGTTGGAAGATTTGCGAACTGGTGATTAATGTAAAAATAATTTGTATGAAATGCACCAATAAAATTGCCACCAACGTGTATGAACTTATAATTACCACCACTCTCGCTGTTAAGAACAAAATTCTTAGCAACTGCAATAGCGTCGAGATGCTTCTTTGTAAGAGTAAAATTAACTTGAGCTCCGGCAAATGATGGCGTAGTTGGAAAATCCATCGGATTTTGCTTAGCGAATTTAATTTTATTTCGGCCGTCATTAAGCGTGATTTGGGTATCATCCCATGTGACTGTAACATCTTGTGATTTGGTTAAATTAATAAATGATGAAAAGATTCTGTCATCTAATAACAGCGTCTCATGTTCTGGCAATTCACAACGACTTTGAATTAACGCAACACACACGCAACGAAGATTGCTCTTAGTCATATAGTGTTTACCATTGCGATATTCTAATTTCAAATATCCTAAAGCCGGTAATGTAGTGTTCTTTTGGATATACATTGTGCGACGCTGATAGTCTCGCAGTTGTTCTACAGATAGGATAATACTCATAAAAAAGTTTTAAAAGAGGGTGGCTAGCCAACCGGCTCCGTTTGCTGTTGACTTTCAGAGTTAAAGATTGGCTCATCGTTCAAGATAACAACAGCTTCCCGTACTACCACCCTCTAAAATTTTAGAATGGAAGATCTCCTCCACTCGGTAACACTGCACCAGATGTTTGCTGAATCGGTTGCTGAATCGGATTCCCGTTCTGTAAAGGATTTCCAGCTCCAGCATTAGCCGGTGGTGGTTGTATTGGCACTACTGCCGTTCCACCTAATTTATTAATCGCAGCTGTAGCACCGGCAATATCATCTGTAGTTGGCGGCTCCGGTTTTGCTAATCTCATGTTTCCAATATAAGTCTTCTTGTACATTTCGCGTTCCATATCGCTAGCATTCTTGGCCGAACTTGGTTGAATACTACTAATATGCCCAAATTGATTTTCTTCTTCGTTGATCCACTGAACAATGTTCATATAGATATGACCATTTTTTTCACTCTTGCTAAAAGCAGAGTGTCCTGCGTTCATTAATTGAACAATGACTGAAACGTCAAGTGACCCGTACATTCTTTGTGACATGTTGTTTAATTTAATTGTTATTTAATTATTAATATTTCTTTTGATTATTTTAAAAAGTGGATAGCCAAAGTAGCTATATCCTGTTGGCTCAAGCATCCCATCCATTCTGTTTCTACCAGGAACTAACGTTCTTAACATTACCCTATTCATGTGTGCGCAATTAGCTACGAATCCACTTCTAGTGTTATCCAGTGCTACGTGATAGCCTTTATCATCGTGATCGTATTTGCAAACGAACCATTCATTACCTATTTCAACAAATGCAATGAAACTATCCTTACCAATACCCATCTTGGCAGCAGCCGGCTTAGCAACACGGAATTCATATGGCCTGATATAAACGAACATCGGCTTAATATCATTTTCGCTTCCACGTGTATAGACTTTAAAATCCATACCGTTGCTCTTGCTCAACTCTTTCACTACTTGCATATTGCCCATTGAACCATTTTAAAAAGATTGGAAAATTTTTTTGAATCTGCACACAAGCATTTAGAATCTCCTTTCTACCATTTATTTTTATTCCAGCAAAATCACAGAACGCTCTTATAACATCGTGAGCATCTTCTGATTTTTTAAATCCTTTATCGTAAAGGAAGAAGATAACTCCTTTCATCTGTTGATTCGGCGTGAATTCATTTTGCGAATAACGTTTACCCCGATGTCGTGTTAGTATATTTTTATCCATACAATTTATTTAACCTAAAAATGAGCCGGTCTTACGGCACCGGCTCTCGCGGATACCCTCCAACTAAAAACTATCTTAAACTGGTTTGCCCAAGCGTTTAATTTGATGACACCACCATCTCGGATCATAATCAACAAATGCGGTTTGAACTTGTTTTGTTTTTTTATTGAATGCTACAATTAACCTACGTTGTACATCGGCCGGTATCCCGTACCCTATAACTTGTTGATCATACAAGAAACGTTTAATGTATGCGCTAAGATCACCGGCTATAACTTTAAGATCTACAACTATTGTTCTCTTCTCGTGGATATCCAATAGTCCCTTATATCGCATTTCTAATCCCTCGTGTAAAAAAGTAGCTGTCACACCGCATTCCAATTCCATATATCTTAATAAATGTGTACCAATCCTACTGTTGATCTCTCTTGCAATAGGGATAACAACACCAGCATCTACCCAATCGTATTCCATAGGTTTAAGAAGGTATGCGTGAACACGCTTCCCCAAACGCATACCTTCGCTCTCGTCCAATGCTACTCCGTTACTCTTTATCCCCGAAAAGCTATATCCTGGCAGTTTGCAATAATCTTCCCACTCAATGTTGGGGTAAAATTGTATGTTATAAACTTGTAACAATCTCTTGAACTTTTAAAAGTAAATTCCAGTATTGAATATACATTTGATCTTTATCTTCGGTAGCAGCAAATCTTGAAAGAACTTTACACGCACTAATTAACCTGAGATCTTCGTGAGCTTCTTTATAAATTAGTATCTTAACTTGCTCCAGTGTTGGTAGGTCGCCACGGCTAATGAACTTAATATACTCTTGGCAAAAATTACATATCGCTTTTATGTGCGGACCGCTAATTTCTAGTCGCGGCAAAATATTAGTTCCGCAGTGCGTACATTCCATGATTAAAATGGCCCAATGTTAGATCATTTTGGTTCTTTAGTGATTTCTGATTCCAATATTTCGTAATAACAACCAAAGGCAGTTGATCTACAATCTATCTTTTTTAGTTCCACAATGTTGCCACTTCTGTTTTGCCAAACAATAAACGCTTCCTTTCCAACATACACCAATTCGCCTTCTTTAAATTTACCTGTAGGCTCTGATGTACACGACAGGATAAATACCGAAAAGATTAATATCTTTTTCATTATTCATCCTCCGGTGTTTGATGATCGTTGTTATACCCAATTAACAAACTTGCATTCATTCCACTAAGACTTAGCTCTCCGCCGATTTGATCTATCTCTCTTACAAGTTTGCTTAGCACTTCGGGACTTCCAACTTCAATTTTCATGCAGATAGTATCCCGTTCACGCATGATTGTAGTTATTGCTTGCCTAACGGTATCATACTTAACTTGATAGTTCTTAACGCTTTCGTTATAACTATCAGGGATAACGAATATATCCTGCGGATTGAATTCAACAGCACCGTCATAATCAATTAATTTACGACTTGTGTTGCGTACACGATCAGCAAGATACCCTTTAATACTTTCAGCAGATTTCAATTCTAATTCTCCATTTAAGATCTGCTGTACGAGAAAATTCTCGAGATTAGGTTTGTCCGGAATGGACATTCTTAGAACTTCTATTTGCATCTTAGCATTTTCACGAACTTTGTCAGCTAAGATTTTGCGTTGCCCAATCGTTAATTTAACGATCTTCTCCTTTTCGGGCTGTGGAGGTAATTCGAACTTCATATATTTTATTTAAATTGGTTACAAATTAAAGCACCTTACAGGTAGACACCTCAGGTGCTATCTCTGAACTTTTAGTGAAAAACCGAACCTATTTTATGACATCCGTATATTCCACATCCGCAACCTTAACACCTGCTGCATCCAAGGCAGCAGCCATTTGTGAAATACTTAGGTTGCCCCATTTACGAATTTTCAATTGCGCACTAGCAACCGGCCAATGTCCTACGAATGCACTTGCTATTTTTAGTGCCCAAGAGGGATCTTCATCTTTTATTAAGATAACGGTTTTCTTGACAGATTGCTTTAGGCCACCGTTATCTACTATTGAAGTTATGTTTGCGCCACTTAACAGATTGTTTACATGCGTCGCACGAGCAGCATCGCCTTGGATTTGAGTAACCTCTTTAACTTCCTCGGCCTTAACGAATTCGATTGCTTTGTCTGGTTGAACAATATCTTGCATGTAAGTTGAAAACACTGTACGAATTTGCTTCGCTGCTTCATCCAGAGCTGGCTTACGAAAGTCTGGCATCTGTAAAGCCGGTTCTTTCATTATCTCAAGTAATTCCTCGCGAGTATGCAACTTGAAATCGAACTTATTTTTCTCGCCAACTGGAACTACTTTTTCATTGTTTATGCTTTCCCAAACAGATTGCATAATTTTGTTCACGCCAACCTCGTCCATTTTATTCCCAAGTTTCGCTTCTTCTAGCGCAACGGCATACGTTTCTTTTATAAATGAAAGCAATGCAACTTTATATTCGGCTTCCAACCTGATATATTCGTTCTTGATGTGTGCACGAAAGTTTTCAGCTTCTTGTGCTTTAGTTCCGGATATACTATCGTTGGCTTCTTTTGCAGCACGAATATCCAGAAAGAATTGCTTAGCTTGTGCAAACGTTTCCCAAGTGCTAGCACGCTTTTCAACTTCCATAAGTTGATCGTTAATCTTGTCCAGATAACGTGTAAACGCTTTGCGGACTTCCGGTAGCTGGCGTACACCGGCTGCGTAGTTTGTAAGTGCTGTCTGCAAACCTACTAATGCTTCGACAATCTTTTGTTTATCTGTTGCCCAATTAATAGGATCTGGGAACGATGTTTTATAATTAAGCAATAAAGACTGCAACCTGAGTTCCTCTTTTTGGAGTGTTTCTAGTGTTTTTGATTTCACTACGCAAAGTTGCAGCCAGCTAACTTTCTTATCTATAGCTATGCTTTGATCAAGTTGTTTCCAAACTTCAATCATTTGCATAGCCGGTAATTGCTGAATTTCTGATGTTGTCGTTTCCATGTTAAAATTCCCCGTTTATTATTGGTAAATCGTTTGTAAGAGTACTAAGAGCTGCTCCAGCTAATCCATTTCCTTGCGATGCTTCTTTTTTAAGGTTATTTGCAAGCTCTTGATAACTTCCAGTGAACTGGATTGCTTCAGCATTCTGTAAATTGCCACCAAATATACTGCCCCAACATTCGCAAGCATTCTTAAGCGCATACGAAACGGAACTACCACCGGCTTTCATTACTGCATCGTTTTTAATCGCTGCCGTTTCCATCGCTCCGGCCCCAGCATCTGTCTGCATTGGAGCTGCACCTACTCCATCGTTCCACATCCATTCACCTGTAAACGGATTCTGCACATGCACACGTACGATTGCGAGACTGCTATTCGCAAATGGAACTACGCTTTTAATTTCACGTCTCCAAATACCGAATATATAAGTAAGCAGATATTTTGCTTTATCAATTGGTAAGTATTCCAGTGGAACATATTTCCCATCTACTTTAACCTTAATAAGTGGATGTTTTTTGACCCACTTTATTGGGGTAGGTTGATGCAGTAGGCGGAGGAGCTCGTCGTTGAGGAACGCTTCTTCTGGATTCTTATGCAAGTCGGCAAGACTTGGCAGCGGACGGGGAACCCAAACCGGTTGCTTAGCAACCTGACTAATTTGATTTAATTCCATGGTTCAGAGTTTGTATCTATAAAAGCCAGCCAACTTGTTAGCTTGCGTAGCTACTAATAGATATGTTGGAAGTAATTGTTTTTTCAGAGATGGATCAGCTTCCATCCTGGATTCCAATTCAGCGATGACTTCATCGCATCCACCAACTGATGTTGGCAAATTATCTTCTTCTGGATTGAATTGTTGGATCCGCTTAACTTTTTGCGGAGGAGGAGACGCAACCGGATTAGGATTGTAATCGAATTTCATTGATTCAGAGTTTTAGAACTTAATATAATATTGGTCTTACACTTTTGATTTAAGACGTTTGTATTCACGTCTTATATCCGGATCAGCCATACAAAGATCCCGTAAAATATCCGCAGCGTAGACTCTATCTCCGGTCTTGCTTTTGAGCGAACGCGATAACGCAACATTTTCTATTGCTTTGCGTAATTCCGGCTCAGCCTTAAAGTTAACCAGCACTGTTTTTTCTGCACTATTTTCTACCTGTGCCATACGCTTAATTTAAATATACCGGCCGAGGGAAACACTGGGAACAGCCCACCGACGACCGGCTTAGTAACCTGACTAAATAAGGTCGAAATTTAGGCAAAGGTAAAACTTTAAAACTGTAAAACCTAATTTTTACCGGCCTTTTTAAAAAAATCTTTTGCTGATAATCAGTACGTTATATATTATTAAAAGCCAGTATAAGAATATACCGGCTTAAACCGAAGAATGAGAAATAAACAGTGTTATGAAACATTTATGTAGGATGTACCTGTAATAAAGTTTTTAGATAAATACTTTTGATAAGCAGTAGAACAATTTTCTGGCATACCAAATTTCATTTCAAAGTGAGGTTCGTCTTTTAATGTTTTCCAGTCTCCTCCCCAATCAAATCCTTGTTCTTTGAATGCTGCAACCATCTCCATCCAATCTGCATCGCCATCATGATCTGCATCTTCAATATCACTCCAACTTAAAAATTCAAATGTTCCGTTTTTATCTTTGTCATATAATATTGCGCAATCAACAGCTAATCCGTAGTTATGCCACGACTTACCACCTTTAGCTTTAGTAACTATCTTTCCCGGCTTACTTCGGCCTTGTGCGAATAGTTCATCTTGATACGATATTGTCCTCAGCCCCTGAACTATTCTAATACAAGCATATGGCCCCAACCGGCTTTCTGCATTGTCGATGGCCGCAATAACTTTATCACGTATTGCTGGATGTAATTCTTTTACACGATCAAGTGATATCTTGTCCTTCATCTTTTTTCTTTTTTGAAAAGCTAGCTGCAAATTTTTTACCACTAACTTTTATGGTGACGAAAACTTTAACTGCAAATAGAACAATATCTTTTATAGTGTTCCAGGTTCGTTTCCGCCTGACTTGTCTTTCTTCCATAAATTAAATTTGAAAGTTCCTTAATCGCGATACAACAATTAAGGAACTTTTCTTTTTTGATGTCATTCCAATACCAAATTAATTTCTGCAGCTTTGGAAGTAACAGCATCTTTGAACACGGCAACAACAGTGTCATCAATTTTTGTTTTTGATTTAGTTGCTGCGCTTTCCAAGCGTTTTAAGATATTGTACATACCTTTCAAGTCTGCTTTAAAATCTTCATCTCCTTCTTGTACGTCAAGTTTGTCAACCAATTCCTTGACTTGTGCTGTTGCGATTGACTGCACCATTGGTAACACCATTGATACTGCGATTTCTTTCCAATCCATATAATTAACCGGTTATCCAGAGCCGGCATGGTTTTAAGAATTCTTATCAACTACTCCAATAGCTTTCTTTAAACTTTGGCACAATAAGCTAAATCCACCTAAGATAATCATGATAGTTTTTATTTGATGCATGCTTATCCCGTCAATAGAAGCTAGAAATACAGCTGCACTACTATTCATTGAAATTATAGTATTCATAGAAACAATAACCCAGCGTGGAGCTGGATTTTGAAATGCATTTATTGTCCCAATTTCAATGGTGCCTTTTTTAATAACAGGTTGCTCTACTATTTGCGCATTTTCAGGAATTGGTTCGATTGTATTTGGCATTAGTTAGGTTTTTATTTGTTCAGTTTTTCTACCAATGTAATAGATTACTATGTATATGAGAACATCTTTAAATTTTTCAGCCTGTTGGGGTTCGCTTCTAAAAACTAAAATCAAAACAAAACTTACAATAATGGCAAGAAATGCTATGCCATCCTTGGCCTCAAATTTTCCCAATGAATTGCTCATGGCGCCATAGTATTATAGAAATTAAAATAAATCCAAAACCGGAAAATATAAAAATAATAGAACTCCATTCAGACATTCCTATATCTTGTTCGCTTAATTTATAATAGCTAGGATTTAAAATAAGATATCCAATCAGTGCTCTTCCACCAATCGCCATTGCGACAGTACCGATTATTCCGATTAATTCTATGGCTGCAATTATAAGTTTTGATTTCATGGGAAAATATTTAAAAAATCATAGGGCACAGATGTTGTTTAGGTTACATCAGGAACAATATCATCAACACCTTGAATTGATGACTTGAGATCAGCTAATGCAGCATCAACTTCAGGTGTTGTGTTGCCGGCATTCCCAATTGCTGTTTCTAGGTCAGCAATTTTTTGCACGATCTCTGCCTTTGCTTTGTCTGCTTCTGCTTTAGCGTCCTGTAACGCTTGCAGTAATTCTGCTTGTGTCATAGAAATTAAACGTTTAATTAAAAAATAGGAAATTACCAACTCTATCGAAATAATTAATATAAATGTCCGCCACATATACTTAATTTTTGATTTTAACTTTTATTTCCAAGTGATACGTTTCCTTATCTTCAATGGTGTTTCCTGTCCTGTTGAACTTGGCACAAATTCTAATGCTCCTACATCTGGTGCTCCATTAAATGCACTCCCAAGAGCATCGCTAGTATGTTCAGTTAGCGTTGTTCCTATATTAACTTGTGGAGAATTAGACAATGGTATAAAATCTGGTATTAGATTTAAGTTGCCTGATGCGTTTGTGAATGTTGCAGTAGCTTGAATGGAATGTGCATCTTGTCCCGTACCTTGCCAAGTTGTTAGAGATGTATAGCTAGTAGACGGACTTTGATCTATTATTGTACCAGAACTATATTGCCAGATATTATAATCGTTAGTGTAAGATCCAACACCACCTGTACCTGCCCTTATGATTGGATCAGGTCCTTTTATAAAAACATTATTTTTTACTAATGCACCAGATGGATCAGGTGTACCACCGTCACTTTCTTGAATAAGGAAAGCGTATCCACTTCCAGTCATCCTGCAAATGTTATTGTAATATTTACTGTTTGTAGAACCTTTATCGTACATAGCACTGTTCATCCCACTTGCTGTGAAGTTGAAGACATTGTTCATAATGAGCGATGTCTGTTCAGCCTTATCCACTACTCCATAGTAAACACCTTGCACGTAACTATTCTTGAATGTATTATCGCTTCCTCCACCACCAAGTAGTACACCATGAACGGTTGTTGTTCCATTGGTTCCAATAAGAGTGCAACCATCTATTATATTATTATCAGCAGCGGTGCCGCTTGTGTTATCGTCTTCTCCTATCTGAAGGCAATATCCAGTGCTAGCTGCTTGCGTGACCGTACAATTTCGAATGATGTTGTTCGCAGTTTTAACATACACTGCTCGTGTAAATGTTCCACTAAATGTACATCCAACAATTTGATTATTCGCACTTGGGCTTTCTATTAACACTGGATTGGTTGTATTACAAACCATATTGAATCCAGTCATCTTCCTATAAGATGCTGTGAAATCAATTGTTGCGTTAACGTTTAACGTGACTGCTCCATTAGCCGTATATTCTACTGGATTGCTAGCAGCTCCAGCATGCGAAAATGTAAGAGTAGAGCTAATTGTATAAGTGCCTGCTGCAACAATTACTTCATCCCCTGAATTAACAACGCTCTCTGCATGCGCTAATGTTAAGAAAGGCGAACTTGGATCAATACCACTATTCCCGTCATTCCCTGTAGTAGCTACATACCAAGTTGCAGCATCAAAAGTCCCAGCAGTTGTTTCAAATGCGCCCATGTCTGGAGCGTTGCCATTAAATGGCAATCCAGCTATTGCTATCCCTGCATCAATTAAATCACTGGTTGCAGCTAAATGATACGCTGTTGTAGTAGGTTGAGTTCCGTCTGAATTTCTAGCATTCAAAAATTGCGTTCCGTCTGTTGATTGGAAATCTGCTGACGTAAGCGTAACAGTTCCGTTCCAAGTGTTGTGGTCGTTTGGATTCCAATAATCGTCGTCAGTGGTTCCCGCATCCGTAAGACCATTCCCAAAACTAAGATTGTTTCTAAATATGTGTGCTATCGGTTGATTGTAACCAAATTTCCAATCGTTGCTCCCATTATTAATAGCATCGTTATTATAGAATTGACAAATAGCCGTACCACCGTTTTGATCAAATCCATTTAAGTAATTACCAAATGCTACACAGAAACGCACAAATCTTATTAAACTTGTACTACCATTGTTTGGGCCAAGTTTAAATCCATTACCATCTCCAAGATGATTCCCTGCTGCATCAAAACCGTTTTTGATTGCCCAACAATGATCATAAGTTATAGTCCCTGAAGTGTTGAAGCAATCCCAGCCATCGTCTGAGCAGCGATAAGCACGGCAACCGTAATAGGTAGTTCCAGTTGCAGTATTGCCACCACCGGTTCTTTGAAATCCATCCGATCCTTGGTGTGGCCCAGTAGGCGCACCAGTAAAGGGATCATCTAAATCATGTGCATCACAATTTAAAAAATTCGTATTAACACCATCATCTAATCTGAATCCAGATTGAGCATTCGAGGCTTCACAATTCGAAAATATATTATTGCTTGTTCCGTTAGACCATAGTGCTCCCGTAAGTAATGCTGATGCAGTTTGAGATGGACCTTTAACATATATACCTATAACATCTATCCAACTACAACTTTGTAAAACAAAGCCATAACAATCGCTGACATGAGAAAAATTAGTGCAATCGTAAATGACTCTGCCATTGCCACCAGCAAAATCACCAGGATAAGACGATATACTAATATGAACAGAACTGTTACCATTTTGGCTTGATACTCTTGTACAAGCCGAATGGCTTCCTGTCCTCGTGCTACTATAAGTTCCGGCACGAATCAAAACATTATCTCCTGCAACAAATGTTATACCTTCAATTTTTTCTATATGTTGCCATGGAGTAGAAATAGAAGTTCCATTATTAGCGTCATTACCGGTTGTAGAAATATAGTAGGTGGTAGCAAAAGCCGGTCTGTCCCCAAAGCCACCTAACTTTATTCTTTGTTCTGTTGGACGCATCCAATATTGAGATGTATGCGCATAATTCAAATCCGCACCTGACAAGAACATAGTAATTATGAACGACCACGTGAAACTTAGAAAGTAAAACGGCTTTCTCATAAATTAGAATTTTTCAAGTTTGTATTTAACTTTAGGATTATTGCTTATGCGCATTGTGTCATACTTAATGTCACCATTATTGAACATTAACGAATCTTGTTTATTGATTTCCTCGTTAGCTACTTTACGCATTGTTGAAATCAACCAAGTAGAATCTAGTGCCGGTGGAATCGGATTAGGATTTGGTGGAATCGGGGGTGTAATCGAAGCATTAAATTGAACTTCCCACCAATAAACTCCACTCGTGCTTCCTGTAACACCCAATAATCTATAATAGTGATACTGTGTTGAATTGCTAAACGAAAGTTTCTGTGGTGTTGTATTCCCTAATTGAAAATTTCCTGAAAGATCAACCCAATTAGAACCGTCCTTACTTCCCTGAACTTTGAAATCACCCATGTAGCGAGCATATCCCTGATTCCAAATTATTTGATTAACTATAACAGGCGACTGCATATCAAACTTTATCCAAAGATTCGATACCGGTTGATTTGTCGGTGCGATATCATCGCTATTAGAAAACACACCATTAACCAATCTCATTAATTGTCCCGGACTATTACCGGCTGCTAGCTTAATGTTTGTAGTAATGTTAGTTACTGTTTGTGAACTACATATAAATGCAGCAAACATAACAAGCAGAAATAAAAATTTTTTCATTGTTTCTTTTTTAATTATATGAAGCAAATGGCAATGGAGTTCCTGAATTATATATCGTGGATACTTGGGTTGCGGTTAAGTCATCATTAAATAAAGCCACTTCATCAATAGTTCCTAGAAAATGAAATCCGTCATAAGTAGTTCCATCCCATCCTGCAAACATTGATAGATTTATACCAGATGATGTTGCATTAACAGTTTGCGAAATGGTTGTAATTAACGTTCCATCTACATAGCCTTTAATGTTAGAACCGTCCCATGTTATTACAATATGATACCAAGTGCTCGTGGATAATGTTTGATTAACTGTAAGTTGATTAACTGCACTTGCATTAGCTAATTCGAAAAACGGTTTGCCGCCCGATAATCCCAACATGTAACCATTACGATCAGTGTTAAAATTTCCTTTATTAACTATCAGTGGCACACCTGTAATTGCTGTAGGGAATATCCATGCTGAAATACTTCCTTGACTTGTGAATTGATTAACTACCGCATCCCCAAATGTCCAAGCTGTTCCCGTTGACGTACTGATAGCCGTATTCAATTTTCCTGTTGCTGAATAAGTAGTAGTCCCCGATCCAACAACCTTAGTTCCATTATTAGCATTCTTTGAATCAACGAGATTTCCGCTTGCTTCATCTAATTTAGCATAGAACGTATTTATAGCAGCTAAGCCATTAGATCCACCTCCGCCACCACCACGATACTTCCAGCCATTGAATATGTATTGTGCTTGGCAAGCAGTACTCCACAAACAAAATATTAATAATAATTTCTTCATTAGAATCCGTTTGAACTTCCTACTGCGTCCCACTTAGATGCACCAGTATTATAAAAGAATGCTACATACATGTCTTTACTTATCGTTGTTGTAGTAGGCAGGGCGAAATCGGTTCCCGCTCGATAAATAGAATTCCATGTTATTGTTCGCGATGTACCATTATCTTTTATTCGTATGACAAGGTAATTATGATTAGCCGGTGTACCAGATGGTGCGGCAATAGTTGGATTGGTAGCTAATGCAGTTATATCATAAAAATTTACTCGCTGATCTCCGGGAGGTGTAATTGTGGTTCCACTTGTAGTCGTACCTTCCTGATAAACATCCATGTTAGCTATATTCCAATTGGATGCAGAGTCACCGCTAGTAGATGGAGTAATGGTAGTTCCATTTACTTGTATTCTTATGCTCTTCGTCATGCCTGTTGAGTCGTTTCTTTTTCCACCCAATGGCGTGTAAAGACTATCCCATTTTAAAAACGTATTGCTATCTAAACGAATCTTATCTGCAGCAGTCATTAATCCTGGTTGCGAATGATCAACAGTTTGCATAACTAAGTTAGCGCCACTAATAACTGCACCATTTGCCGATTTCGTTTGGCTGTTTATCGTCCCTATTGTAGTAACACCAGAACCGGTTTGCTGATCTATTTGATAAGTTACTCCATTTAATCTCATCATGAAGTGGTGTGTTGTGGCATCATTCCAGTATTCACCATCATTTGGAGATGTAGGAGCTGTTCCTGACCTTACTCGTCCTGATGCTCTTGCCGTAGTTGATCCTGCCACATCCATTAATGCTGTAGGGGTTACAGCATGACCTACATCGACCATGCCTGCAGACTGTTGTAGATATGTATTAGCTCCTAAAACTTGAAAAGCAAATGCACCAGCATTATTTATAATACCGTAACCTAATGAAGCGTCAACGGTAACATAAAGGCCAAGAGTACTATCCAATTGCATTCCTGGTTCTGAACTCTGCCAACCATAACCACTTTTTCTTAATGCTAATTTTGTTGCCTTTGACAAAAACATTTCTCCAGTACCAGCTATATTAAAATCTTGTTGCATTACAGGAGCAATCTGAGTGTTTCTTATGAAAGGTTCAGGTTGAGCTTCATTAACTTCAAAAGCGTATATTGCGCCATTAAGTTGCCTACCAAGAGCATTAGTTCCACCAACAGGAGTAGCACCACTGGAATCATTCATCAATGAATACGTCATTACAGGAGTCCACGCTCCACCGGTATTTAATAATGGAGTCCCAGTACCATTAATCGTTATCAACGAATACCCTAATTTAAAACCAAATGTTTTATTAACCCATCGTCTATTAGATGCCGAGAAATTTGTAATTACTCCAGTAGATACCGTTCCAGATAATATAAAATCAACTGTTGTTGAATTCCTGTATTTAAAATGCAACTTACCTATGCTATCAATTGTGAGAGTTATGTAATTTGCAGTTCCGCCAATTGTTGACCCCATAGAAAAGATTACAGCTTGTCCGGCCGGCAGGGACGTAACCTTAAATCTACAGAATATATCAAACTGATTGATACTTTGTCTGCTCAAATAATTCCATACACCGCTATTAGAACTGCTTGTAGCGATACCACCACTAACAGTGTTTGTAACAATTCCGTATGTTTTATGGATTATATTACTTTGTCCATCTTTTGTGTATCCTGCTCTAGCATCAGCAATGTTAGTAGTGATATTATCTCCACGTACACCAACACTATCAATAATCCCTATTTGATAATGTGCGAGATAGCCGGTATCTGGAGCACCTATTGTTCCAGTTGAACCAACAAACCATATCTCATCCTTTTGCCCGTTTTGTAAATACACCGGATTATATGGAAATGGCCCAGCACCAAATGAATTATAAAAGCTGTAACCATCACCTTTTAAAAATTCTACTGGACGCCCAATTACTTTATAGTCCTTCAAATCTATTTCAGCGATAGAACAATGGCTTGCTAAATCTGTTCCAACTGTTAGAGCAGTGATATTAAAGTTGTTGGACATATAGAAACAACGCTTGCCCTTAAAAAATATCATTCCATCTGCATGATTTGTTAATCCAGGAAGTTCTGAAATATGCCCAGTGCTATTAGCGTCCCAAAATATTTGGCCCTGTAGTGTCCAATTACCATATAATGATGGTGATGTCCATATACAAGCAACAGAACCAACATAACCACCAGTAATGTATCCACCACTAACTGGATTTTTTCTTACACTCCAATCATTTACTGAGATACCGGTTGCAGTATGATCCCAAACAGTTACAGGAGTTGCAGCTGCTAATTCAGTGGTGTTAGCACCTTCAATCAATAAGATATCATTACTTGGTGTATGATAGAATATGTAATATCTTCCGTTTTCAATAACTAAAGATGGATATGAATTCTGTGCAGTCTTTATCACTATATCTGAAGCTGTACCGACTTTTGATTGTAGGTCAGCATCTGTAGTAAACTTTATCCAACGTAATTGATCTCTTGCATCAAACACAATAATCTTCTGGCCATCAGAAGGATCAATTCTTAAATCAAACTCATTAAATCCTTTTGGATGAAATGCGGCATAACTACTTGGCATTGGTGAATTAACCAATCTATTGATAAAATTATCGGGTTCATATCTTTCTGATCTTCTATTCGTAAGACTATCATCAATATTAACTATCTGTTTGATTGGAACATTCTGCCCAAATACAAACCCTGATAACAACAATAGAATAAATAATAATGATGTTCTCATTAGTAAGAATATTTAACTTGAATAATATCAGATGCGTCTCTCGTAAATCCCGAAAGCGTTAATGCCGTTCCGCTTATTGAAGCATTTGCATTTATACATTCAACACCATTAACGAAAACAAATTTGTGTGCTCCAGCATTTGCTGAATGCGCTAATGTTATTGACATAGATGTTGAACCTGTAAACTCTTCTGTTGTTTGAATTAGTGCTATCCCGCTAGCGAAGTTGAAGACTGGTAAAAATGGACGAACTAAAATTCTTGTTGCACCATTTATGGTTACTATATCGCCGGCCGCAACTTTCAAGATCCCTACAGCTGCAACATTGATTGTTGATGTTGTTGGCCCTGCTGATCCACCATTTGTGCTTATTCTTACTCTTATAGCCGTCCCTGCTGTAGACGCACGAATAAGACCGGTGTATAATGCCCAACCGTCACCAAATGATTTTTGATACACCAAATGGCCAGCGATACCAACATTATTTCCTACTTGACTAATTTCAACTTGATGTGTGTTATCTCCATTAGCATTAACGGTCTGCATTAGAATACAAACTTGTATATAGTCGTTAACAGACCAAGTCATTGTGAAGTTGACGTCGTTTGCGGAACTGTAACCGGTAATGGTTCTTCCAGTGGTTGTAGTCCCGAACGGAGTTGTCAAAGTTACTGAACCGATTGCTGTTGTTGTTAATGCTCCACTTGGAACTGGATTGTTTACATACTCCATCGGATTTAGCCATGCATTTGTTGCATCAGAATTATTGTTAGTTAAGGGATCTGAATAATAATCAGCACCTTTGTTTCCAGCTCCCTTCAAGGAAGTTCCAGGCAATAAAATCCCACCTAGTCCCACTGTTACCAATGCTGAACGAGCCGAATGCGTGACAAAATTTGGCAATTGTACATCTTTGCCAAGAACAACCATATTTATATCTTCCATCCTGTATACATCTGGTGTATTTACAGATTCAAGTCCCCAGTTGTCGCCAATCATTACTGATGAATTGTAAGCTTCACCTCTTACACGGAGTACAAACGATCCTTGAGCATCTTCAAAATAGTTGTGATAAAATAATACCCTCGCATTTCCTTCACCACCAGGAGCATAAATATTTACTGTATTAGTATCACTTTCCATTTGATTATCGTGAATATCTACGATGCCATCAAACCAGCCCTCTAAAGAATTACCGTCTTCCATCATGTTGCCAACAAATCTGAAGTCTTGGATATGACTTGGCGCATAAACAGCATATCTATTTCCGTTGAATTGACAATTTTCAATATTCACGTCACCTGCAACCGAATTTGTAATAGTTGGAGCCTGAAACCAGAGAGCTTGCTGGAAACCCGAGAAGGAACTTTCTTTGAATACTAGCGGTCTATGTGGGCCATTATTATTCATTGTTATTTTAATAGCTGACAATGATTGTCCGCCCCAACCTGTAGGTGTTAAATCTTTTTGATAAAAGGCCATGCGCTGCACAAGAAAATTTCCTGTCGGTTGCGTGGCCAATCCATTACCATAATCAAAGATTGCATTTACACTAGCAGGTGCAGTTATGTATCCAGCAAGAGGTGGCCCAGAGAAACCATTTACACTTCCTGCATTGCGGAAGTTTTGAAGTGGCGCATCACCTACGAGTTGAAAATTTCCGTTTGTTATGGTAGTCGTTGAATTTGTTAGATATCGTTGCGCCTGACTGAAAGGAATAAAAACAGTATTTGTAGCTGCCGTTTGAGCATCATTAACTATTGCCTGAAAAGTAGTAGCATTGTTTGTACCTGTTGTGCCATTCCAATCAGGTACTGCGCCGAATTTGTAAACGTTTCTCGGCATGTAATTCGTATCTGCTTTACCATTGAATTTAGACCAATCGGTGTTTGATATTTTCCCAGTGTTGGTTGCAGAGCCGATAGGCAAATTAAAAGTATGTGTACTTGTCGTTGAACTTATTCCAAAATCAGTTCCTGATGTTCCTGTCGCAAATGTTTGTGTACCTGCTGTTAATCCATTAAGGCTGGTTATTCCTCCTCCTCCGGAAACCGCACTTGCTTTAGATATCCATCCAAAAACGTGAGTTGTTGGATTCCACGAAATTATTGAATCTGTAGCAGGATTACCGGCTCCAATACTTGTTACAGCAAATTGTGTGCTGTCTAAAGAAAAATATCTAAATGGCGCTCCAGCACCTGAGCTTTTATCCCAGAATAAAAATCCATTTCCAGCCCCAAATGTCCAAGCCGTATTGCCGGGAAATTGTGGTGCACTTGGATATGTATTGTAAGTGATGGTAGAATAATTACCGGCTCTTAGCATCCAATAGTTATTATTGGCTCCTTGCCAAACAAAAGTTTTATTAGATGTATCAACTTTTATTTGATAAGCAAAATAATCTTCAGTCGCTGTCGGCTTTGTTGCAGTTGCTTCAAACACCATGTATCTATTAGCCGGTTTCGCATATCTTGCCCATCGTCCATAATATCCTCCAAGTAAATTACCTTCCACGTACATCGAAGAGTCAACACCACCTATCAGCCACTTCAAAGTATTCCCGTTAATATTAACGGTTCTTAATGCAGCTTGTATTGATCCGTCTTTATTATAGATGCTACTATCTATGCCATTTGCAGCGGAAACGATCCTACCTTTACTATCAACTGTTAAATTGGTGTTAGTGTAAGGGCCAGGAACAACAGCAGTGGTAGCTAAGTTAGCCGTTATATTACCAGCGCCAGTAACCGGTGATCCACTTACTGTAAGATCAGTGGATGTAAGACCAATACTTGTAACCGTACCAACACTCCACGTTCTATTAGCACTTAAATCAAATGCAGTTCCATTAATAGTAAGCGTTCTTGATGTTGGAACTTTAGCATTCAATGCAGTCTGTAAATCTGTTTGATCACTAAGGGTTCCAGTAATATGACCCCAAGCTACAGTTCCAATTGCTGCCCTAATTGCAGATGCCGTATCTGCCAACAGCGCAATTAAATCTGTCTGGTCGCCTATTGTACCAGTCACATTTCCCCATGCTACAGATGTCGTGCCCGTTGCCGAGAACACTCCTGTGCTAGAATTATAGCTGAGGCCAGAACCAGCACTAAATAAATTCCTTACAGCAACAGTTCCATCCGTTATATTTGAAAACACGTGTGTGTGTCCTAATGGCGACCAAGTCGCATTTCCAATAGTGAGTACATCGGTATTAAAATTAGATAACGTTCCGTTGCCTCTAATATATTGAGCTGTAGTTCCAGCACCAGTTACGGTAAAAGAACCATTGCTGGTTACAGGACTACCTGTAACAGTAAATGCCGATGGCATAATCAATCCAACACTTGTTACAACTCCAGATCCAGTGTTAACATTAACCCAATGACCAAGAACCCAGAAATAAAATTTTGATTGACATGTATCAACATAGACTGCACCAGCACCACGCCAATCACCAGCAGAAAAAGCAGTTGCAGTATCGCATCCCATTGGAACGTGCAATGCAGCGAATAAACCTGCTTTCCAATTATAACGTTGTGCGATAATGTTATATCCTGGAGGATTAGGTGACTTTTGCGCAGATGCAAAGAAACTAATCAACACACACAATGCTAGTAATAACTTTTTCATACTTAAATAATAATTTGAGGATACAATGATCTGCTCTTTACGTAGGTTTCACTATCGCTTCCTGCCGGTCTTATACGTATCCATTGTTCGCTTCCACCACCAAGACCTAAAGAACCACTTTCGTTTTGCCGCCATGATCCCGGATTATCTTGTCCACTTAAACCGGTCCCCAGTATTGTACCAGTAGATGATCCGCCACTGCCATCTCTTAATTCTAGTTGAACTCCCTTCAAACTTGTTTTATAATTTTGATAACCACCAACTCCTTGAGATTGACGTTCCAAGTCAGTACTTAGGTCAGTATTTTTTAATGCTTTGTAGACCATATCCCTATCATCTGGGACACGAATCTTTCCTGCACCCAAATCAATTGTATATTTACCTTTGTTAGGGAAATAAATTTTACCGTTGCCTTCATCAAACTGGAATCCCCATTGACCAACACCAATGCCTTCGCTTACTATTTCACTTGGATTAGCTTTATTATCGAGATACCATTTCAATCTTGGAACATCAGATATATTATATTGCGTTCCATCTGCAAGTAGAGCGTTCAATCCCAATCGCGGAGCAATAATACGTTCGCCGATACGTTCCCAATCAGCACCAGCATGTCCAAGAATATACATTGCATTATTACGCAATAGTAATTCCAGTTCTTCGCCAATGCCCATGATAACAGAATTCCTTGCATCTCTACGCAACATAACTGCATTACCACCAGCAAATTGTAAAACAATATTTCTAAATGTTCCCTGATGTGTTTCTATCTTAACATTAAAATCAGCTAATGTAGCAAATGCCGGGAATGTTATTGTTCCAACTAAAGCACTAATGTTTGCAACTATTAATTTTCCACCATGTGTTGCTGGATCAAAAGTAAAGTTGCTTGACATTATGAATATGTCACGATAATTTCCGCCAGCTGTTGGCGGACTAGAAGGTATATCCACTCTCTCAATAACGAATACAGTATAAACTGCAAGATCATTAAATTTTTTAGCAGAGTCAACCCAATCCCATCCTCCTCCAACATCACTACGATCTACATATTCTGCACTTGGCGCATCACCTAACATTGGCCCAGTTCCACGTTCTTCAATCCAATAGAACTTGCCTTTTAATCTTGCATCACGTAAGCCGGTATCTTGATCCGCCGGATCATTGGGTTGTCCCCTGCCTACCACATATTCCAGTTTTGTAATAGGGTAAATGGCACCACTCTTAGCGTCGCAAGCTAAAATGTTAATTTGCGTATCAAGTGCAACACCATCGCTGCTACGCCAAGCTGTAATGAAATACATTTCAGGATCTAAGTCCTCGAACAATACAGACTCTTGTCCATGCGGTGCGGGATAGGCAATTCTTGTCTGTCCTGCGACACCATTAATGACACAAATTACATCTGTAGAAGGAGCAGTTGTTTTATGGATAACCAATATAACATACTGCGTCTCTCCAGTAAAATTATGGACTAATTCAATACGACCTGTTAACATTTGTTAAGTATAAGAAATGATCAATGGTTCAAAAATATATTCTACAACAAACGCAAGAGCCAATGCTGGTAAGAAACCAGAATGCGATGCGTAGAATAATATTACGAAAAAGAGTGCAATCATTAATAAACGAATGATGAATAGTTTCATATGTTTAAATTTTATTTACTCGACGTCTACAAATTCTGTAAAGTTTCCACCCTGATCATCCATTCCAAATCCTTTAGTATCGGTAACAGCCATCATACCGGCTAATCCCGGTAATACTACATCGCTATCGTAAATTAAACTATCGCGATTTAGTTTTTCACGTAATTCGATATTGTAACCAGCCATTGGATAACCTTCTAAATCATTTACTTCCCACTGTGCACCTTCACTTTTCGTATATTCCCTTCCGTCTATTTTAAAAGTATCGCACCCAAGCATTCTGCTTATTGAATCTTTAAACGATGGAGGAATACCACGTTGGCCACCTATATAGAACGTCCATAGCCGGTAAGGAGTAGAATGAAGCATTGTTTCAGCTTCATTCTGATCTGCATACACCGTATCTTTGCTTGCAGTATCCTTATACTTTAATATCCCAGGAACCCTAAGTGCGCCTTCATAAGGAACGTCAAAATTAATTCCACCATAAAATTCAGAGTTCTTATATTGAATATAACAAGTGTTTGGAATATCGTCTTTGCTTTCAAATATTTCTTGAAGATCACTTATTAAATTTGCTTCTTCAATCTTAAAGAAATAATATCCAGCAGTTAATGCTGATAGAATATATTGTATTTGCCGTATAAAAAAATTTACATTAAAGAAATCTTGTTGCTTAGTATCAAATGCTTGTGATGCAATTAATTTATTATTGCAATCATAAACTTTAAAAGTAAATGGAGCAAAGTTAGAAATTAATTGAATATTAATGCTATCGTCTTTTAACCATGGTTGCGGAAATACAACCGGCTGTTCGTACGTGCGTACAGTATTTGGCATTTGCCAATCATCCATATGCCGGCTAATGTATTGTGCAACATCTTGTGGCTGCACCAAGAAAAACTTCACTGGTGTCATCAACGGTTGATAGATACGATTAGCCATTATATTAGTTTTGTTACATCATTTGTAGGCCAACTAAGCAGTTTGAATGTTTGAGCAGCACGTGTATTCATAGCAATGCCGCTATTAAACATAAATCCGCCATAGTTATTGTTATCCCAATCAGATGTAAACGGTGTATTTATATCGGTATCCAATACATCAACTAGATCTACCGGAACCTTAGTAAGAAATTCAAAATAATAGGGCAGGAATAAACGGTCTCCCATACTGGCAATATTCACATCTGCTCCATCCATTATTCCGCCTACAATCAATTTACCGTTCATGTTCGCTTGTTCAAACTTAATAATTCCCGGTTCATAATTATATAGCCAACTACGAATCCAACGATAATGTTTTTGAAATAATGCTGATGGTCTTAAGCGAACATTAAAAATAGTTCCTGGGTCTGGAACACCTGTAAGTAAATTTCCATTTGTATCAAATGTTGGTGCATCTGGAACAACAGACCGGTCTAAACTATAAACTTCCCCACCTATAATTTCTATCAACACGGGAACATCCAATTCGTCAGCTTGTATAGGTTCTAACACACTAATTAACTGAGTAAGAAATAATTCTGCATTGCTTACAACGGTATATATCCCATCATTATTGGCACTTCCGGTTATCTTAATTGTTTGCCCAGAAAAAATTTGCACTCCATTTGGAATAGCAATTATGTTTAAAGATTGATTAAAGCTGACTGTTGCAGTTGCTGAGTCCTGATTAAGTTTGCAGTCTAATATAAATACATCTTTATCTTGCTCAGCATCTGTTGTGTTCTTGTTAGCTAAATTCAATCTCACGCTTTCTATTTCGTATGGCCCAGCTTTATACCGACTTTGCATATCTAATTGCTTGCCGCCACCAGCTTTCACTGGTGTAGTATAAATGTGATATCCATTGAAATCATATTTACCATTTACATCTTGGATATTCTGTTCAGCGTGCCCTATTTTAATAGAACTGTAAATCATATCTGTTGCCGGCTTAGGATTGAAATTCTTTACTGATCCAAGATTTACGGGATTGTCAACCTTGAAAAAATTCAATCTATCGTCAAACACTACTTTATCGGCTTGCGCACCATAACCAGCAAACGTATAAATATCGTATGCTTTACAGAAATCAGTGTAGCTTGTTGTAACACCTGTTCCTGTTAAACCCCTTAATCCGTCTCCACTTGTCGCAAAGAACGTGCAAGTTTTTAAAAAATTTGCTTGTATTTTTGTTTCTGGAATCCCAAGTTTTGCGCATATCTTAACAAATAAGTGATACGGTTTAAATGCCTTTACAGTAGTGGTTGGATAAGTAAAATCAAATGTAATCTGTAAGCTACTTTGAATATATTGAATAGAACTATCTAACTTTGTAGCAGTCATAAACAACTTCTCATTATTCAAAGTAGTAAAGCTAACGTCAATGTTGATTGTTTGTATCCCGCTAGCTGTAATATCACCGCTATCAAAATGGCCTGGAATCTGAAGATGATAAAATGTATTATCCTTCATATCCAAAATTATTTGCCCTTTGATTCTAATATTAGTAGGCACTTTTGAAAACAAAAAATAATTTTGTGATGTCTGATAAATATCAGGATCACTTGGTGGCGCATCATATTGTTGGCTAAAGAAAGCTAGATTCGGGTTATTTGTTTCGCTATTTATAAATGTAACAGGGAGGAAGTGGAACCCGTCGCCATGCGGAGCTTCGATTGCTGCGTTAATATAATCAGCCTTTTCAAAGAACTTTAATCCGTCCATCAAAACATTAACAGCATCGTTATCAAACGGTATAAAAAACTGAGTGTTCTGGTTGGCCTTAACTAACTTTGAAACACCACCTTCCATTATTGTTAATGTAACCTTGCTATCACCTGGATCATCATCGAATGTAGAGAAATCAAATTGGCCTTTATAAAGATGCTTGTAATATATTTTATAAAAGCTAGTGTCTGTTTCTACTGTGAGAACTTTAATGATTAAATACAATTCACGATCTATATTGTATTTGTACATATCGTTTCTTAGTATCTTAGCGCCATCGCCTACAAAACCAAGTGGAAGAGAAAAGTTTCTTATGTTAGCCCATCCAACAGCGTTGCGTTCCCATAGAATGCTAATGTCCGCCCATCCCATCGGGGAATTAACCAGAGGATTTTTAGCATTACTTGAAACAACAACTCCGTTATCAAGTTGACGCACCATTCCTTGATCATCTACGAAAAAATATTTAAATGGTTTGTAGTTCATTTATTATTATCCAAGTATGTCCTGAAATCATTTCCGAGACGACGCATACGTTTGTAAGCCGGTTCAGGAGTTATGATATCGTGTGGCTGATTCTTTATGGCACGCACGATATCTTTAGCTGCCTGACGTATCGCTTTTTCACTCGTATCACTTTTTATATTAAACGTTGGTATCTTAGTTACAGATGCCTTCGCTAACATTTTTTCATAATCTGGATAGACTTTAGTTCCTTTAGGTAAATCCACAATAGTTGGTTCGGCCGGTGTACGCATTATACTTCCATCAGGAAGTTCGACTCCTTCTGCCTTACCAGCGTCACCTACTACAGCAAGACCACCCTTATGGCTCTCTGTACCTTTTGCGTATTTTGGAATCGGTTGAGCTATTACCCTTGCAATTTGAACTGCGCCAATAGCACCAATTACAGCGGCCAAAGCAATAGCAGCTGGCCCTAATACCTTTACTTGTGTTAGTGCTGCGACGACCGCAGTAGCTGTATCTTGAACAATAGATACAATACTTTGCGCTTTATCGAATTTAGCTTTTTGTTCGTCAAGTTGCCTTTGCCTTGTAGCAAGTATTTCCTTTTGATTTGCGACTGTAGCCTGAATAGCTGTGATTGCAGCGGCACGATCTTGTTCATTTTGGATGGTTTGTTTGGCGACTTCGATATCTTTTGCTTCTTTTACATCAAGATCATTAATTTGTTTTTGTATTAAATCTTTTTCTAGATCAAATCTACGAGTAGCAAGATCAAACACTAAGCCGGTTACTTCTTTAGCGAGTTCTTGTTCTTTTTGCGCACGTTCTTTATTAAGTTCTTCAATCTTTTTATTAGTCTCTGCCGTATCATCAACCTTCTTTTTATTCTCATCTATAAGAACTTGCGATGTAGATCTTATTTTATCATTAATGTGGGTGGCGGCATCGTCCCAAGTTTTCTTTAAGTCCTTAAGATCTGGTGAATGTTTGGATAGCTTGTCTATTAATTCTTCAGCAGTTTTCTGCGTAGACTCAGCTAGTTTTAAAATCTCGCCATCATATTTAACGCTAAGTAACTTTAATTCAGCAACTAATTTTTCATCAAGTGCTTTTAATTCTTTATTAAGATCTGCACGCTGCTTTACCGTTAAATCTTTTGCAGTTAGCTTTTCATTTACACCTGCTTTTTCTACTTCTATTGCAGCTTCAGCAGCAGACTGATCAAACTCGTATTGCTTAGTAGTTATTTCCTGCTGCTTTAAAACATACTCCTGAAGATAAGATAATCTTTCGGCAAGACTATTACGTTCATCATCTGCACTTTGTTTAAAACTATCGGCTTGCTGTTTGCGAAGTTCTTGATCGGCGTCAAATAATGCTTTATTTATTTCTTCATTTATCTTTAAGACTTCTTTACCGAAATCTTCTATCTTCTTTTTATCTTCAGCAGCATCTTTATCGTTATAGAATGCTTTATTTCGGGCTTGAAATTGAAGCGAAAGTAATTGCTTCAACGCTTCATTATTAACATCTACTCCAGTTTTAAATCTTTTTACATCTTCTGCACTAAATGTGCCTTCTTTATTTTCCTTAGCTTGCTTAAGTAGTTTATTTAAATTACCTATTCTAACTTGTATTTGAACTATCTCTTCACCAATTTCAAGTGGAGTCTTATCGCGGAATTCATCTACAATTAAATCAGCACCTTGCTTAACTTCTTTTCTTAAACGTTCAGCTGCTTTAATTCCTTGATTAATGGCCCCATCAAAACCATTAAAAAAGTCTACAACATTGCCACCGACTTCTACTAGCTTATGTGCAAGAAAATCCAACCCCTGTACTACATGACTAAGGAATGTAAGTAAATTAGTAAGGACAGGAGTTAATTGTTGACCGATCTCTTCTTTTATTTTACGGAACTCCTCACGTGCTTTAGCTATCTTACCGGCTGCACTATCGCCAAATGTTTTTCCAACTCCTTCAACACGTGGCCCAAGTTCACTCATTATAATATCAAATCTCTCTGCTTCATTCTTCCCATCCTTTATATCAATACCGAACTGGCGCAAACCCTTAGCGTTACCCTCTAACGCTTTCGTTAATACGCCAGCTGCATCTGGTAGACTTTGGCCTGTTGCCGTCGCAAAATCAATAACAACCGGCATCAACTGATTTATTTGCTCTTCACTTAGTTTTCCATAGACCAATAATTTATTAAACGCACTAGCAATATCTTCTTCTTTAAGAAAACCAAATTGGTGTCCAAGTTCTTCTGTAGATTTTTTAATACGTTCGAATAATTCTGGTACACCAAGATTCTTGGTAGTGTTTTGCAATAGGCGCATAGTCTTATCCAATTCCAAAAATTGGTCTATGCTATCTTCAAAGAAACGCAAACCGGCTTGTATGCCAATAAAACCAAGTACAACGCTGCCGAGTTCTTTGAAACGATCTTTGATGCCATCCAATGCTTTATGATATCCGCCTACATCCCTATTGAATATGCCAACACTAGCATCTATTTGTTTAAGTTGATTATTAAGTTGTAACGCACTAGCAGCAGCTTGTTTTGCTCTCACATCGTTTACACCATATTGTGCTGCCAAATTCTTAGCTTCATTAGCAGCGGCAGTAAAACGTGTGACAAGGTTTTTATATGCTTCTGAATTCTGTGCAATAAAAGTTTTTTGCTTCTGTATCTCTGCACTTAATTGCGCATATTTTTGGCGACCGCTTTCGGTTGTCTTATTTAAAATTGATTGCTGATATTCAAGTTGTTTTATCTTTATTGCTGCTTCCTCGTTACTGCCTTTAACAGCATTTTCAAGTTGCGCTTGAAGTTTTAAATTCTTATTTGTTTCTGCAGCTTGCTGGTTACGCAATGCTGTTTCCTTATTCAGCTGTGCAGTAGCTTTAGCGTTGTTTGTAACGGCATTAGTGCTCTCGTTAGTTTGTTGTCTGAGGCCATCCAATTGTTTGCTTAAACCGTTTAATTCAGCCAACGATTTTGCACCATTTATTTCCAGACCCTTACCTTTAACAGATTGTATGAGCGAGATCAGTGATTGTATGTCACGTGCGGTCGCATCTACTTCCGCTTTGATTTTCGGCCGGTCAATAATACTATCTATTCTGTCTTCTGCCATACTGCATCTTTTTCGCTATTTTTAACTTCGCAATATGCTTCAAATTTATTTACATAACTGCACCAACGAGCAACAGTTATAATTTCAAAATCAATATGGATCTTAAAGAATCTGGTTATTTCCACGGCATAATCATCGAAATGTTTACGAGTAACAGCACTTGATCCACCATATTCTTTATTGTAATCGTCAAGATCTTTTTGTTTACGTCGAACTTGTTGATTAATACGTTTACATTCAGAGTAAGCTGCACGGATGTCATTGCTATATCCAATTGGATCATCCCAGTCAAATCTACCTCTACATCCGGCATCTTTTAATTCTTGTGCAAGCTCAGGCACATTTTCATTTACAAGAACTTCAATACATGTAGCAATTATAAATGCTTTGTTTTTAAGGTACATCAGCTCTTTAACAAGCTGTAATATAAAGAATGTGTTTTTGTTTTCTCTAAGGGTAATGTATTCAGAATAAATCTCGTCCCAATTAGTCGGTAATTCTTTATCGTCGCCGACCAAGTAGTCAATAAATTTTTGCATCTTAAGTGTATAACAATTCATGCTGCACGCAATAATTTAAAAAATTCGGGACGCAATGTGTGCATATACTTAACACGGCTTTCAAAGTTAAGGCCAAATATCCTTTTACCATAACGCTCTTGCAGGGAAGCACTCTTGCTGTCTGCAGAATCAATAATGAAAAGATCTCTTCTAACATCAACTATAATCCCACTGTAAAATGCACCGGTATCTTTTAATGTAACACGATCAGTTGGCTGGCCTTTTCTACGCTTCGCAGCTATTGTACCTGCTGCATATTGTGGAGCAATAGTTGAATCATCGCTACGTATACCTTGGAATAATTGCTCTTGCTGAATCTTAGCTATTGTACGATCAGTGTTTACAATAGCAGTTTCGGCTATGTAATCAATATCCAATCGTCCTAACTTATCCAACATGTCGAGCGGTGTTTTCAAAGTATGTAGTTTTAGTAAAGGGAAGCCTGAAAAGGCCTCCCCGTTTTTTAATACATGGAATTTATCGACATTAAGAACCAGAGCCAAGCACTAAAATATCAGCTTCATATCCTTTAACATTTATTGGAGGAGCAGCCAACACTGTTGGAGCCGCCATCCCAATTGAAGAAGGATCGCTAGCAAGTGTAAGATCCCATCCATGCTTAGTCGTATTCTTCACTGCTGAAGAAACAACTATGGCATTACCAGAGGCATCATACGCTTTCCACGCAGCAGCTTGTGCAAATTCATCATCGAATGTATCGTAGAGGTCTTCACTTCCACAATCAGATGATGCACCAACTGTAACTTGCGTCGTACCATTTCCGCCAAGATACGAAAGCTGTATAGTTTCCAAACCGGCTAATTCACTCAATACGAACTTACTGAAATCAACTTTCTTAAATGCAACCAACTCGTTGATGTATTGAGGTAGGAAGTTAAACTGAATTCTGTAACTTGCCAATGCAGCTCCCGTATTAACTTTCCACGGGAATGTGTACAGAACTTCCAGCGGGATACCGGCTAATCCTTGAGCGCCATTTGCATCTTTCTTTGCGCTCCCCATAAGATTATTTCCGCTTTCAAACAATAAGAGACTGTACTTACCTGTAAGTCCATTAAAGCTACGCAATGCGTTGCTCAGATTCAATCCACCTTTACGAAATTCAAAGATAAGATTGTAATGTCCTTCTTTAACAGGCTCAATCGTTCCGTATCCGAACGTTTGATTTGTTGGTTCCTCACTACTATCCGTAACTGCAACCCACCCTTGCATCGGATAGCCACGATCCTTTCGTATAGTGGAAACCATCGCTTCCAGTGTTGCTTGAATGTTCGCATCAAACAACTCCGTAGAAGTGAACACACGAGACTTCGGCACCAACATTCCTCCCGTGAGTAGCTTTGGGTCGAAGAAGCAGTCACAGACACCGGTGTTCTTAGCATCTGATCCACAGAAAATTTTATTAAAACCTTCCATATGTTATTTTTTAACAGGTTGTTGTATTGTAAATTTCCAACGATAGATTTGACAACTCTATGCCATCCAACACGTCTACGAAAATATAACTGTCGTTTTTATATAAAGCCGGATCTCCCCAGTGCGGTCTGTTTATCTGCGAATGATTAATCAAGGACTCATCGTAAATATTGAACGCTCCACAGATTTTTAATTGCCGCAAAAGTTCAAAATAGATTGGATATAAAATAGGGCGAAACACATTGACCTCACGTTGTTCACGTGTTATATCCGGCTTAGATAAGTACAAAATAATCATCTGCAAATTAGCAATACCGGTAATGCCTTCCTTTTGATGAACCAAACTATAATCTTCAAACAAACAGATAAGCGGATACCGGTTTTCTTGATTCTTGGCACGCATAATTAAACGTTCTTTGATGTCTGTGTAATGCCCATATTCAAAATGGATAGCCGTAATTAAAGAATCGATGCCCTGCATCTTATCCAATAGTTTGCTATTGACTCGTGGTACCACCACGTCCTTCAATACGTCAACCAGATATGTATAAGCATCAGACACCTAGAACGTTTATTGTTTTATAAACCTCTTCCCAACAATAGTATGGCGGTCTGCCATACGGATCGGGATTTTGAATTATGAATTGCCTCAATTCAAGTAACCAATACACCATTTCATTCCACGCATCGGCCATCTTTTTAGATGGATCGCTGCGTAAACTATTATCAGCTTGTGTTGCAGTAACGCCAACCATATTGGAAGTAGTAACAGCATCTTCTTGATACATGTAATACACGTAGTTTGCAATAGGACTACGCTTTTCAGCGTTCTTAAATCCAATCCACTTGCGTGGATAGCTACCATACGTGTACTCTACTCCATTTAATAAATCCAGCCATTTTTGATCTGGAGAGGGAGAAACAATGCCTGCGACAAAGTCCTTAGATAGCTGATAGCCCAATGCTTTAAGTAGCAATTCTGGTTCATAGAGGGCAATGAACTTATTGACAACAGCCAGCCCTGAGCTATCTGCTACCTGCGGAAGACTTATTTTCCCGTAGAAATATGTTGAATCAATTATTGGCATTAGCTACCAGAAGTTCCGATGTTTGCCATGATAGTTGCAAGGTTGTCATAAACGATCGCTTTCTTACGACTGTCGGCTATGTAAGAATGATAGCGAAGTTCACCAACGATTGCAAACTTGTTTTTAATAAAGTCGTCATTAATCCAACCAACACGCAGTGTGAAATCTTTGTAGATATCAACTTTGTATTGGGTAAGATCACCGGCCAGACCGAATCCAGTCGCGATCTTATTAGCATCAACTAGATACCTGTTAATGCGATCCAAGAATGGAGGCATCAAATATTCACCACTGCCGGCTGCTTTCTGCATATACACCTGCCAGTCAGTAACACTATTCAGCGCAACAGTGTTCGGGATGAAATTATAAAATCCGACCTGAGCAAGTTCGGCTCCGATTGCATCCCACAAATTAGCACGGCTAATTGCATGGAACAAACCGGTTATTTCATAAGGACGAGCAGCGGCAATAACTTGCGTTTGGATTTGATCATCAAAGGAACGCATAACATCCTGCTGAAGCATACGGCGAACAGCAGTTGCAAGGCCAGGAAGGTCATCTTCGAATTCTTCAAGGATTTCAATGTAAGCAGCAGCTTTCTTTGCTTTACTGAATTCAACCTGAAACTTATGCGATGTTTGGGGTTTTGCGCCACCAGGAGCAACATCCATATTCGGTGTACCATCATAAGAAATCTCATTCACCCAAGCGAGTAAACTTTGATTCGTACGACCTACATCAACATGGTTAATAATGAAATTCGGGTTGCGCACAATTTCAAACAACTCCAAATCACTTCCGCCCAATCCAGGAAGCCAAGGGGATCCACCAGGAAGAGGACTCATATCAATAATCGAAGCCGTAGTGCTACCGGAAGCACCGCTCGCTGGGCTGTAATCAATCGCTGCCTTGGAGCCACCTCTTATGTTATGAACACCGGCTTTACGCAAATCAGTACTTGTAACTTCAAAATTACCGGCTCCCATCCCACGATACTTTTTAATATCCGGCAAAATTGTTCCAAGATACTCTTCCATGCTTTTTGGCTTAACGAAACCTTCTGGTCCCATCAACTCGTTAATCTTGTTACCTTGTTTCTCAACAATACTTTCCAATGTTTTGATATTGTCGTTAAGCTCTTTGATCGCAGAAGTTTTGAAGAGTTCGAAATCTTCTTTTTTCATAAGGCCAGCAACCATTGCATCATACTTTGTATTCAATTCAGAAGTGATGCGATCAGCTTCACCTTTTAATTTCATTTGGGCTTGCTGATCGAACTTGCCTGTAAGCTCATCCCAATCTTCCTTATCCATTTTGTAATCGGTAGTTACACGAGGTACAATACCACGGCGACGACCAGTCAATGGCTCTGCTATCGGATTGCGATAACACTTGGGATGAATCGTGAGGAATTTGTGTTTCATTTGAAAAATGATTTTAATTAAAAAATTTGATTGACTTTATAGCTTCCTTGATATCGAATGCTGGTTCCTCGTGTACAATAGGTTGATCGTCGGCACCGGACTTACCGGCTGAACCTGCATCATCTTGTACATCACCAACTTCCGTAACAGGAGTTAATTCATTTGATCCAAAGGGAACGGCACTTACTTCTAGTATCTTAGCTTCTAGTACTGCCCAGAAGAAACCTTTTGTATCTACCTTGTCTTTGTTGATAACTCCGGGATAAAACTTATCCCAGTTTTCTTTATATTGTGAATCTTCTGGTTCCTCGCTATCCATGCACAGATAGATTTTTACATA